TATGTGTGCGCTAGTGGATAAGGTCTTTACCAGCCAAACCCCATACACTGAACTAGATAAAGCACAAGGCTTACTTGCCGACTTTAATGGTAAGAAAACTCTTAAGAGTACTGTTGCAGGTTTCGATGCTATGTTTGAAAAAGAAAAACCAAGTGCCGGCAATAACAACGATGCTGATACATTTGAGTTAACTGAGGATATGATCGAAGAAGGCGAACAAATGCTAGAGGATATGTTAAAATGAAATACATTCGTATTGTAGATGCTGTCCAATGGGACGGTGATCCTACTTTCGAAGGTATTCAGCCGGACTTTGATTTTTATATGGGAATATCTACCGGATATGTTTTCATGAATTCACATACCGGCAAGTATGTCAAAATATTACCTAGTAATTGGATTGTAACGGAAGAAGACGGCAATAAGATCGTCATGAGTAACGAAAAGTTCACTAGTATGTTTAAACCATGGTATGGTGAACTTCCTGTTGCAGAAGAGATGTCTAGGCTGTATAATAGGGTAACAGATTTAGAAAACGAAGCCGCAATAGCCAAGTTTGGTGGAAAGAGCTACTAATATGGATAGAGATTATACAACTGGTACCGCAGACAATGTTACATTCTTTACAGGGGTAGAGATAGAACATACACCTGCTTACGGAATGAAAACTCTGTTTGTTACAGGTTTACAGCCTACTGATGCAATCGATAGCATCTTGAACGATCATAATTCGTATAACGATACAAGCAAACATATTCGTCATATTTTCTTTGGTGCTAATCATAGTTTTACACCTTATGGGTATCCAGAACATAAGGCTTGGGAAGAAATGATTTTTTATTATTTAGACAAGGGTTATTGGTGTAGTTTAGATATCCCTATGAACCAAGTCGAAGAATTCCATGAAAGTGGATATTGCGAATATGATAACTTCATTCCTCAGATTCGTGTACCTATTCCTTATATTAAATTATGGAATTATAATACAATGCTTAAAATCGATGACAAAGATTTTAAAGCAACAAATCCCGGTGTATGGTCTCACAGTCTACATACATTAATGGATCGTTCTAAGTTTACATCTTGGGACAAATATAAAAACGACGAGATTATCAAATGACAGAACCAACAGAAAAAATGATATGGGTCACCTTTAAAAAAGAAGGGATTCATAAATACCCAGCGGCACTAACTGATCCAGCACTAGCAACAGGAGACGAATATGATGTATCGTTTTTGGGTTACCCTCATCGCCACATCTTTCATTTCAGGGTGTGGATCAATGTGTTCCACGATGACAGGGACATCGAGTTCATCCAATTCAAACGATGGCTTGAGTCGCTGTATAATGGTCAAGGTTCCACTTTAAGTCTCGACTACAAATCATGCGAGATGATGGCGGAAGATTTATATAAACAAATTTCAACAAAGTATCCTGGACGTAGTGTCTGGATAGAAGTAAGCGAGGACGGCGAAAATGGCACATTCATCAAATGGCTATAACAACAAGCCCATGAACAAATCTATGATTTCCATGGATAATATTAAATATGACCTGCTAAAAATTGCAGAACCATATGATGGAGTAATGTTTGAAGGTAGTGGTTACCTTGTAAATGACCTCTTTGCAAGTTATCTAAATGACTTGCAAGATGATCATCTCATTTATAGCTGGAGTATTCCAGAAGAACAGTACAAAGAAAATTCAGTAACATATGATGTTATTGTACAGTTAACAGAGGATCGTAGTCCTAAGAAACTAAAGATCCATGTAGGTGTATATAAGAGCAAGTGGCCAGAAATTAAGGAGAAGCTCAATGCCTAAGGTCTTTTTAGTTGACCTTGAGGCCGTTGACACCCGTTATACAGGTCAATGGCAGACTCATCTGCCAAAACTTTTAAAGGAGAACGGAATTGATGTCAAGGTTATCTCTGGCCCTAAAAATATTCCTTCTGCCACTACGCCTGGCGCTTTTCTCAATTTTGGTGGCACCAATATATACAAAGCTGTACAAGTTGAGCAGATGGGCCGTCTATTTTGTGACGGATCCGTTTCTGCCGGTGATCACTTTTTGTTTACTGACGCTTGGCATCCTGGTATCATAAACTTAAAGTACATGAGTAGTCTTCTTAAAACACCCGTTAAGATTCACGCTCTTTGGCATGCTGGTAGTTATGATCCTCAAGACTTTTTAGGAAGGCTTATTGGAGATGCTCCGTGGGTTCGTCACGCTGAACAAAGCTTCTTTCACGCCATTGACCATAACTACTTTGCTACCGACTTTCATATTAAGATGTTTTGCGAAACTTTACTAAAGTTCACTCCAGCAGAAACATTGTACGATACAAAAATTGTACGAACTGGTTGGCCAATGGAATATCTTAAAGACACAATTAAAGCAGATTGTGTTAGTGGCATGCCTTGGGACTTACCTAAGCCCAAACGTAATCTAATTTTGTTCCCACATCGTATTGCTCCTGAGAAACAAGTAGAGATATTCAGAGACCTGGCTAAAGAAATGCCAGAATTTGAATGGGTTGTTTGTCAAGACCAAAGACTAACTAAAAAAGATTATCATAACTTGTTAAATCAAAGTAAGATGGTGTTTAGTGCTAACTTACAAGAAACATTAGGTATATCTTGTTACGAAGCATTGTGTGTAGGTGCGATGCCACTAGTTCCAGATAGATTAAGCTATTCAGAAATGTATGCAGATGTGTTTAAGTATCCTAGTGATTGGACACGTGATTGGGATAGCTATCTATATCATAAAGATAAACTGGTAAATCATATTCGTATGATGATGCTTAAATTTGACGAAGGTGAACTGACTAAAGACATCCTAGCAGGTGAAACAGTTTTGGGCCACGTCTTCTTTAGTGCAAATAAACTTATTGAAAACATCTTACAATGATAGTAGGCATTATTGGTATGGGCTACGTTGGTAGTGCTGTTGCATCTTCACTGCCAGACAACCTTACTGTTAAGTACGATCCTATTGTTAGGCCTTACAATTCGACAGACTTTAATGAACTGTTGAATTGTGACGCTGTGGTAATTTGTGTCCCTACTCCTACAAGATATGATGGTAGTTGCAACACTTCTATAATCTTAAGTACCTTAGAGAAATTAGAATCTTTTAAAGGTGTAATTATTTCTAAGTCTACTGCACCACCAACTTTCTACGAAAAGATGTTTAGCATGTATCCTAATCTAGTGTATGTGCCAGAATTCTTACGGGCTAACTCAGCCACCGACGATTACACTAGCACTCAAATAGCAATATACGGCGGAGCTCAACATTGGGCTGGTCAGGCTAGCAAAGCCTTAACTCAAGGAACGTACCGCCCGTCTAAGTCAATTTTTACTGACATTAAAACTGCGGCATTGTACAAATATCTAACTAATTCATTCCTAGCAACTAAGGTTGTTTGGATGAACGAGTTTAAAGACCTTGCCGATTCATTGGGTGTAAAATGGAATGATATTAGGATGCTATGCGACTCTGATGCTAGAATTGGTATAGGACACACACAGGTACCTGGCCCAGATGGACATCTTGGTTACGGAGGGGGTTGCTTTCCTAAGGATATTAATGCTATACTATCCTTAGCTAAAGGGCAAGGCATTGAACTTTCTGTACTAGATCAAGTAGTAGCAAAAAATGACAAAATCAGACAAAAGATCTAAATACATTTGTACAGAATAGTTCTGTATGGCAATCCTCTGCCTTAACATCGGAGAACAATTTGACAAGAGAATTTACCCCAGACCCTGTAATTAGTGCAGGTGTCCAATCAGAATTTAAAGCGGACGAATATGTTCCTTTAAAAAGAGAGGTATTCGTTAAAGCCGCAGATGCAATGTCTGATAAAGGCTACGAAGAAGCTTACTTAGCAGATGCAATCCGCGGTAAAATGAAACGTGATAAAAAACGTTTCTGGGCCGGCGACAATATCAGCGACTATGTTAGCGAAGAAGACAAAGCTAAACTAATTAATGAAGCAACTGAAGCATTTGAAACGGTGCTTGATCGTTTACTTATTGATCGTGAAAACGATCCTAACAGTAAAGGCACAGCCCGTCGCCTTGCTAAAATGTACTTTAATGAAATTATGGCAGGTAGATATGACCCGGCGCCCTCGGCAACAGCGTTCCCCAACGACACAGAAGATCGCTACGAAGGTATGTTGGTGGTACGTAGCGAACTGCGTAGTATGTGTAGTCATCATCACCAACCTGTTGTTGGTGTCGCTTACATTGGCATCATCGCCGCACAGAAGCTTATTGGTTTGTCTAAGTATACTCGTATTGCTCAGTGGTGTGCTCGCCGCGGTACCTTACAAGAAGAACTAGCCAATGACATTGCTAGGGAAATTGAAAAGGCCACAGGAGCAAAAGATCTAGGCGTATACATTCAGGCCACACATGGATGTTGTGAGAATCGTGGTATTATGGCGCATAGTTCTTTAACGCAAACTACAGTATTGAAGGGTGCGTTTAAAGATGATCCTGGAACAAAGAAAGAGTTCTTTGATAACATTAAAATGCAACAAGAGTTTGCTCCGAGGTAATTATGGCAACACGTAAAAAGAAAGATTCAACTATATTAGAAATGCCAGGAACTGCCGGAAGTGCTAAGTTAGTATTTCCATCAGAACCAACGGTAGTAAAAGGTAGTCACTTAACAGTAACTACTTACTCAGATGGTCGTACAGAATTGGTCTGGGACGACGATGCACTAGAGCGAGATGTAAGAGAAGCAATCGCAAGTGTAGAAACTAAACCTAAACGTAAACGCAAGGAGAAATAAATGTCATATGACAACTATGTAAATGATAACGGTACTTTATCGTACCGTTCTGCTAGTCAAATCAATGAAGCCATGGGCCGTGTCTATGCTTATATGGGCCTGGCTGTAATTGTGAGTATGCTGGTTAGTATGTTTATTGGAACTAATCCAGAACTTGTAAAGTTTTTCTTTACAGGGATTATGCACTGGGTTGTAATCTTTGCACCCCTTGTTGCTGTATTTGGTGTTACTTTTGCACTTAACGCAAACCCACCAAAAGAAATTGCACTAGCTCTGCTAGCAGGATTTGCGGCACTTATGGGCCTGAGCTTTGCTATAATCTTTGCTGTCTATACCGCAATGAGTATTTTTAATGCCTTTATGGGTGCGGCAGTATTGTTTGGTACTATGAGCTTTTATGGTTACTTTACTAAACGTAGTCTAGATAGTCTAGGCAAGTTTATGTTTGTTGGACTTATTGCTATTGTAATTGCCAGCATTATCAATATCTTTATTGGTAGTACTGTAATGCAGATGGTAATCTCAGCATTGGCCATTATCATCTTCCTAGGTTTGACTGCGTACGATACACAGCAAATTCGCGAAATGGTTAGTCAAGATTCTAGTCCTGCCACTGAAGTAGTAGGTGCGTTAACATTGTATCTAGACTTTATCAACATCTTCTTAAACTTACTACAACTATTTGGCGATAAGAAGGGTGACTAATGAACTGGCTTAAAAAAATTGTTCTTAAGTGGGCCGATAATGAGCATTATGCTGATGTACCTCAACTATCTAGTGCAAAGGCTACTAGAGGTGGTATTGCTGTTAACAGGCTTGACACAAACAGAAATGGTTTGACCTTTACTGTTCATAAGGCCGCAGGTGGGCACATAGTTAGATTCCATATGTACGACGAAAGAAACGATCGTCATGAAGAATCGTTACATATTATCACCGATCAAGATGATTTCAGTGATACGTTAGGTAAGATTGTTTTCATGGAGTGTCTAAGAAAATGATAGAGTTGCGTTGGTATGTATCCGAAGACGACAGAGTATTACAGTATAGAACTCAACACGAACAATCAGACTATGGTAGTATAGATCCTAAAACAAAAGATTTTGTAAGAACAAAAGTATGGGGACCGTGGCGAGCGGTTCCTGATTTTTATAGGTATAATGCAGATGACAACCGTAACTAAAACCGTAGAAAAGCTAAAACAAAAAGTCGCAGAAGTTAACGAACTTATGAAAGAACTAGAAACGCACGGTGTTGAAGTTCGTATTTCATACGTTGACGGAAGTAAAGAAAAAGACATTTCACAAGGTATATCCCTTTGGCGTGTAACTCAACATATTAATCATCTATGACCATTGGTTTTACTTGTTCGACATTTGACTTGTTTCATGCAGGTCATATTATGATGCTTAAAGAAGCAAAGCAACAATGTGACCATTTGATTGTAGGATTGCAAACCGACCCTACTATCGATCGCCCGGAAAAAAATAAACCAGTACAAAGCGTATTTGAAAGGTTTGTACAATTAGAAGCCTGTAAGTATGTAGACGAAATAGTAGTGTATGCCACAGAAAAAGAACTAGTTGATATATTGCTTTCTTATCCTATAGATATTAGAATACTAGGAAGTGAGTATCAAAATAAAATCTTTACAGGCAGGTCAGAATGTATAGAAAAAAATATAGCGTTGTATTTCAATGCAAGGAAGCATAGTTTTAGTACAACCGAATTACGCCAACGAGTAGTTGACGCAGAAAAAATTAAAGATGAAAAATAAAACATTAGCATTGTTGGCAACCTGCACATTAGTGTTTGCCGGATTTGGTATTAGCTCAGTACTCGATGTTGCATCGTTTACTGTAAAGCTGATAATGCTAGTTGTTGGATTAGGTGTGTTTTATACTGTTGTGCTAGATGCACTAGATAACAAGGATAAAAACAAAGATGTCTGAGTTTACAATTCCCCAATCATCAGTGATGGATGATACTATTACTATTACAGGTTCTACTATGACGTCTGGTTATACTTATGCCAATTCAACAATAACCAGTTGCCCTTCAACTTCGTGGACGTACAATACTGCTACAACCGCTACAACCGCTATTTCTGGATCAGTAACAATAAATCCAATTGGCTCAATGGCCGGAGCAGTAGGTACATCAGTTGGAATAAATGGAACATGGGGTAACGTATCAATACCAAAACCAACAATGACTTTGGAAATTGATGACACTGGCCAAGCCATAATCAAAACACCAACGAACAAAATTAATGTTGACGAATTAGCAGAATTTGTTATAATGTTAAAATCGTTGCTAGTAGCAGTAGCATCAGATGAAGAATTTGCTAAACGCAATCCGGCAATAGCAGAAATGGCTCACGATTTGTTAATCAAAAAATTGAAAGGTTAATATGGACAAGAAGGTAATCAATTGGGAAGATTTTAATGGGCATGTTGCCGAATTAGCTAGACAAATTGCCAATAGTAATTGGCGCCCCGACTATATTGTAGGTTTGACTCGCGGTGGCTTGATTCCTGCTACAATGCTTAGTCATTACTTTGATATTCCTATGTATGCCTTAAGTGTCAGCTTGCGCGATGACTCCGGTATGGGACCTGAAAGTAATCTTTGGATGGCCGAAGATGCGTTTGGCTATGTAGACAAAAACGAACGAGCACAAGAACATATTCCATACGATGTTAGTAAAGCAAAAAACATTCTTATTGTCGACGATATCAACGACAGTGGTGCAACGATAAATTGGATTATGGATGACTGGGCCTCTGGTTGTATGACATCGTCAGACCGCTGGGACTATGTATGGAATCAAAACGTTAAATTTGCAGTAATTGTTGATAACCTGTCAAGCAAATGTAATGTATGTATGGATTTTGTAGGCACTACTGTTAATAAAGCAGAAAAAGATGTATGGATTGAATTCCCGTACGAAACCTGGTGGAGATCATAATGGAAAGACCTCTCAAGTTACATTGCACTGATAAAAATAAAGATGTAGAAGCATGGGTACTTAATTTTAAACCTAAACAATACTTAGAAGTAAGTGTAGCAAATGTTAAGATATCTTTAGGATATAAGAATAGTGCTTACGTGGGTTCGCTTGCAGGATTAGAATTTTTTATCAAAGAAGAAAATTTACCAAAAAGTATGACCAAATGAATGTAGATCCAGTCTTTAATCAGTTGCCCAATGAGATAGAAGATTCTAATGCTCCGTGGACAGAGCTAATAGAAGAAGACTATCACGTTGCAGTATACCAAGACAAGTATCCTGTAAGTGAAGGCCATTTACTGTTTGTACCTAAATACAATACCATGGGAGTATTGAGAGACGCATTCGAAGATGCAGTCCGATTCGGCCGTGATAGAGTTAATGCAGGTATATGGGAAGGTTTTAATGTTGGACTAAATTATGGTAAAGTTGCAGGCCAAACTGTTGATTGGCCGCATATTCATTTGATTCCCAGAAAGGCCGGAGACGTAGAAGACCCAATCGGTGGTGTTCGTAATGTTATCCCCGGTCGAGGCAATTATAAAAAATGGAAATAGTAGATCACGTTGACTTAGCGGCCGATATCCGCAATACTCCGCATATTGTACAAAAGATTCGCTCTAACAAATCTTATGCACAAAATGTATATGCGGCATTGTGTAATATCATATGGTATAAAACTACAGAATTCTTACCTGTACTATCAGGTAACAATGAATGGACATGTAGTTGGCGTTGGGCCGGCGGCTTTGTTGCAGAACTAGAAGGACAAGGTGGGGACTATATAGATTGGTATTGTAGTGGAATTAGAGACAATACTCAGTTGGACGATGATCAGTTTCAATCATTAACTTCTGCAGAGCAAGAAGAATATATTAAGTTAAAAGACTATGTTGGCGAAGGATATGTGTCAGGCGAAGTAGAAAGCGACTTTGCTAAAATTGGTTGGCGTTGGAAAAAGTACGATGACAAGGATCTAATATGACACCAAAAAATGAAGAAGCACTAGGTATCTTGCAAGAAGAATGTGCAGAAGTTATAGTAGAGATTAGCAAATGTAAACGGTTTGGTTTAACGTCCTTACATTTTAAAACTGGCATTAGACATTCTGCTATGTTAGAGACAGAGGTAGGAGACGTATTAGCTATGATCGATATTTTAATTGAACAAGGCTTATTAGATCCTGCTACATTAGAACTTGCTAAAGAAGCAAAAAAAGAAAAACTAAAGAAATGGTCAAATTTATATTATGAGTAAAATTAAAATTGCAGAGCTGTTCTACAGCATTCAGGGAGAAGGTCGTTACATGGGTGTCCCATCTGTGTTCTTACGTACCTTTGGTTGTAACTTTAAATGTGCAGGCTTTGGCATGCCACGTGGAGAACTAAGTGAAGAAGCAAACAATATTGACCCATCTAAGTACACCGAGTACAAATCTCTTCCTTTGGTGTCTACAGGTTGTGATAGTTACGCTAGTTGGGATCCTCGCTTTAAGCATCTTAGTCCCGTTCTGGATTCTAGTGCGATTGCCGACGCTATTGTGGATACGCTACCGCACAAGGAGTGGCGCGACGAACATCTCGTAATTACGGGAGGTGAACCTTTACTAGGCTGGCAAAAACAATATCCAGATTTACTACGTCATCCTAAAATGGAAAACTTAAAAGAAATTACGTTTGAGACTAACGGGACTCAACCTCTAACCGAAGACTTTAAAGACTACTTGTTAGAATGGACGATGCCAAGACTAGACTTTGATAGAGAAATTACATTTAGTGTTAGTGCTAAATTACCTTGCTCAGGTGAGAAGTGGGAAGATGCCATTTGTCCCGATGTTGTATGTGACTATCAGAACTGGGGTACTACTTACCTTAAGTTTGTAGTTGCTAACGAGCAAGATGTCGCAGATGCCGAATGTGCTGTTGGTGCTTATCGTGATGCAGGATTTACTGGTCATGTCTATTTAATGCCAGTAGGCGGCGTAGAAAGTGTTTATGTATTAAATAACCGTACAGTTGCACTCGAAGCAATGAAACGCGGCTGGCGTTACAGTGACCGTCTACAAGTTCCACTCTTTAAAAACGAGTGGGGAACTTAATGTCCCAAGAAATGAAGCGTTTTGTTAATGACATGACGCCGGAACAAGCCAAAGCCTTTGTACGTAAAGTTGTAGGGCCCACAATGCAATACATTGGTGGCGAGGAACGAGATCATTTACTATTAATGTTTGCTCTTATGGAGCCAGCAGAATCATCCAATAATCAGCGCACACTAACTGAAGTCTTTTTCTTGGGCGAAAAGGAATACCATGTTACTTATGGATTTGGATATCCAGAAGGCGGAGACGATCCGTTGGTTGAATTGGTTCTTGACGAAGAAATCTAAATCGTGTACAATACATACTATGCTAGAAAAACTCAAACAAAAACTGTCAAAAATTCTTAAAAAGAAAGAAGAATCTCAAATTGAAAAAGATGCCGCCACTAAAAAAGGCGAGCCCTGGGTCAAGGTTATTAAAGTTGAAGTTGACCCTACAAACCCCACTGAAGGACATTTTGAACTTGACTGGAACGATCATTTTGTTACAATGTTAGTTAATGCCGGTTATAGCGGTGCTACAGCAGATGTAATTGTAGACCAATGGTTTAATGACTTGTGCAATGGCATTGCAAGACAAGTAATTGAAGAAGATAAATTTGTAGCTGATGCAGATTACCTGCCCAAGAAACGAGCTAAAAAGAAATGACACACATTTTAGTTGACGCCAGTAATATGTTCTTCCGTGCCCGTCACGTTGTTCGCGGAGACGATCCCGAAACAAAGATTGGTATGGCATACCATATTATGTTTGCTAGCATTAATAAAGTATGGCGTGACTTTAAAGGTAGTCATGTAGTATTCTGTTTTGAAGGTCGTAGCTGGCGTAAGGAAATATCAGACACTTATAAAGCCAACCGCGCTGTTGCTCGTGCCGCACTAACTGAAAAAGAAGCAGAAGAAGATAAAATGTTCTGGGAAGCATTTGACCAGTTCAAAGTTTACTTAACAGAGAAGACTAACTGCTCTACTGTTCGACATGAACGTTGCGAAGCAGATGACTTCATTGCACGTTGGATTCAAACGCATCCAGAGGATCAACATGTTATTGTTAGTAGTGATTCTGACTTTTATCAGTTGCTTGCTCCTAACGTTAAAATTTATAATGGTATTGCAAAACATACTATAACGCTAGAAGGATTCTTTGATGACAAAGGTAAACCTATCATTGATAAGAAAACTAAACAAGTCAAAACCCCACCTGACCCACAATGGTTACTATTTGAGAAGTGTATGCGTGGAGACAGCTCAGACAACATCTTTAGTGCTTATCCGGGAGTACGTGAGAAAGGCACAAAGAATAAAGTTGGTCTCCGTGAAGCCTTTGCCGACCGAAATGACAAAGGATATAATTGGAACAATCTCATGCTTCAGCGTTGGGCCGACCACGAAGGTGTCGAGCATCGGGTAAGAGATAGGTATGAAGCCAATAAAAAACTTATTGACTTGACACAACAACCAGAAGATATTATAGTAGCATTAGATGAAACTATCAAGTCATCTATTGCCACAGAACCTAAGAAGCAAGTAGGAGTAGAGTTCCTACGTTTTTGCGGTAAATGGGATTTGCAAGAAATTGCTAAACGTCCCGACGATCATGTTTTATATTTGAATGCAAGGTACAATGGAAATGTTCGCTAAAACAATCATGCCAGGTAAGTTCTGGATCCTGGAAGAAAAAGGTCAAAAGGTTGGAACCATCCACAATGGTGACAATGTTTTTACTTTGACCTTTAAAGGTGGCTTGCGTAGATACACTGACATTAAAGAACTAGAGCAAGAACTAGAAGTCAGTCTAGGTACTAGTGCTATCGAGGCCGCGGCCGCAATGTCAAAAGACAATGTAGATGGTTTTCCTACCGAATGGAATGTTGTATATAACAAACTAAACAAAGATGTTCATGCAACATTGCCAATCTTTACTAAAAGTGAAAAGTCAACAAGTTATCACTCAGCAGGTTACTATGGTGTTAAGTTTCCAAACGGATGGACCCATAGCTTTTGTCCAAGACTAAATACACTTACTTCTTACGAGTATATTGGTCCATACAAAACTGAGATGGAAATGACGGTTGCTATCCAACGTAAGAAGAATGAAAGATCTTCTTGAATCTAGTAAAAATTATTTTAGCTGGTATGCTAGCCGTACTAGCAATATCTGCATTAAGCTCTAATGGAACTACAGACCTTAGAGCAGTAACTTCGTTCATTAATGCGGCGGACACCCCGTTGGTTACTATTAATAGAACAGTAATTTGTGGTAAAACACCTGACATAAAAGAACAGCTAGAATCGTTTACTTCTTTAATGATCGGTGTTAATAGAGACGATGATACTAATCAAGTTAGGTCATTAGTAGAGGTATATACACAAGATAAAAAATGGCTTATTGTAGAGCATTTTACAGAAGGCATGACTTGTGTTATGGGCATCGGCGAAGAATGGATCATTAACTTCAATCATAAAGCCATCAAAAAACACTCCGGTTTAATCATTTAGTTTAAAGCTAGTTTTATTAGTCATTAAAGCTAAATAAAACTATAAGAGGACGGAGAGATGGCGAGACCAAAACCACAAATAATCCTGGATTATACAAATCCCAGAACATACAAGAGTGAGCAAATTTTAGAAGCTGACGCTATCTACGCCGTTTTCTACGAGGGTAACCCCATTAATCTTCGTACCTTAAATAGTCTTGTTAACTACCCCGGACCAAAGTATAAAAAAGTATCGTTTAGTAATAGCGGTCATGCTTTTAACCTAGCAGAGCGTCTTAACACTTTATTCAAAACAGACAAGTTTGAAGTTATACAACTAACCGCTGGTAAAGTCATTAAAGAGAAAAATAATGACGACACAACCCCAGAAGCAGACTGAAGTAATACTCAATGCACTAAAAGAGTATCATAAGCTAGACAAACTAAACCCCTACGACATCTTCATAAATTACGGTCCTGCTAAAGAAGGATCAAAATTAACTAAGAAAGGCTTCGAATTAATGAAGCCTGTTTTTACCTGTTACAAAGTAAAGTTTGAAGATGGATTTCATTTGCTTGCCAAGCATCACATCATTCTAGAACGGGCAATGAAGTTTCCGTACTTCCTTACAAAATCTTACATTCACTTATTCAGCGAACAGGACGCTTTCTTGCTACAGTTAAACGGCTCAAACCTAGACCGCTGGGGAGACAGCAACGGTGTAGTACTTTAGTGCTAGTTTTTAGTGGTTGACAATAAATCCAATTTCCTGTATAATTAGGGCATTGAAACAACAAAGGTTCAACATGAAACTTTCAACCGCTGTTAGTATCCTCCAAAAAGAAGCTAAATTTCAGGGCGTTTGGGTAGGCCAAGTTTTAGCTGATGTTAAGCGACACGGGCGAATGATTTACAGTCAAAAAGTTGTCGAAGCCGCAGAACTTTATGTGGCGAAAACACAACAAGAAGAACTCAGTCCTTTTGCTACGGTGAACAGCTAAAATGATTAAACTTTTAGTACTACTTTTTGTGCTGTGGGCAGGATTCCACTACGGCATCTTTCAACTGCTACTCTTGTGGCTGATGGTTGTGATTGCTGGCGCATAAAACGGTTGACCAATAATTCCAATTCTGCTATAATTATGGCATAGGTTAACAAAACAGGAGTTGAAATGCGTACACAACGATTAATTGACGGTCTTAATAACAGCCAAAAAATTCGTGTCATTGTAGATGGCGTTGGTTTTTTTACTACAGTAGGTGGTACTTCTGACATTATGACCCGTAAGCATCGCATGGCAGTTCAAACCGCACTAATGAATCTTGCATACGGTGGCGGCACTGGTTTTGGTTTTAACTATCAATACTACGAAGGCACTACAGACAACAATGCCAGTCTGGTTCCAGTTCAAGTTGATTTGATTTAAGGATAAACATGATTATTACAAAGGCGCCTCAAAACGAGGCCATCATGAGTAATGTCGGTGAGATTGGTGAGTTCCGCATTCGCAACTCTGCTAAGGCATTTAACATTCTAAGCTCTGGTCTATATGCTAACAAGATCAAAGCCATCATTCGTGAACTGTCATGCAATGCTATCGACAGTCACGTTGCCGCAGGACGAATTGATACTCCATTTGATGTTCACCTTCCTAATGACCTAGAACCGTGGTTCGCTATTCGTGACTACGGCACAGGGCTATCACATGATCAAGTTTCTAACATCTATACAACATACTTTGAATCTACTAAGACTGATTCAAACGACTTTATTGGTGCTCTTGGGCTTGGTAGTAAGTCTCCTTTTTCTTACACTGATAACTTTACTGTAACCGCTATTAAGGACGGTCGTAAAGGTATCTATACAGCCTTTATCAACGAGCAAGGTGTTCCTAGTATTGCCTTGATGATGGAAGAAGAAACTACAGACCCCAGCGGCGTTGAGGTTAAATTTTCTGTCAATGATCGTTGGGATTTTTCTAAGTTCCGCGACGAAGCCCGTGCAGTTTACAAATGGTTCAAACAACGACCTGTGGTATCTGGGTATGCTACATTTACCTTCAGTGATGTTGAATACATTGACAAGGATATTATTCCGGGTGTTCATTCCGCTGAAGGTAGTGCATCTTATGCGGTAATGGGAAATATTGCATATCGCATTGAGCTTCCAGAAGCTAACCGCAAGGATCTGTCTGAACTGTATCACTTGCTAGGCTGTGGTCTAGTAATGGAATTCGCCATCGGTGAATTGGACTTCCAAGCATCACGCGAAGGCTTGTCTTACATTCCACAAACCATCGAAGCTATTAAGAACAAGCTAGAATCTCTTAACAATGTTCTAACTATACGATTTGCTGACGAAGCAAACAAGATTGATAATCTATGGGAACGTGCTGTCTATATCTCAGAAAAGAGAAGTCAAGCTCTGTGGCGTGCCGCTATTGTGCAATATCTTGCACAAAACCCGTTGCCTACTTATTCTGATAAGCATGACGGTGGTCCTCGTACATTCAAACTTGGTGTAGATAGTATCGCACGTAAGTACAACATTTCTATTCGTGGGCTTCAAAAGCATCGCGGTCAGAAAACTATTACCAATCTTAAAAACACTACTGAGTACGGTAAGAACCGTGCTAAGAAAAGTGGTCATTATATTACATGGGATGCCTTTTCTATTCGTGTAGAAAAAGACTGTCACTTTATTATCAATGATCTTAGGACTGGTGCTGTAGAACGTGCCAAACATCACTATCGAGAAACACCGTGTGATGTATACTGCCGTAATGTTTATGTGCTAGAGCCTGCTGACAAGACTAAGCCAATGCTATTGAACTTGTTCTTTGACAAGATTCAAAATCCTCCAGAGGCTCGTATCTTTCCTGCTAGCTCGTTGTTGGCAAAAGAACGTAAGTCAAGTAGCCTAGGCAAAGACGTTACTATTATGCGTCTTGAAGAACGTGGTGGCCGAAACTATCATCGCAGTCGTGAAATGGTGTGGCGTGATGCAGGCAAGGCTGACGAATTTGATTCCAATCGCACTTACTACTATGTTCCTTTGTCTGGTTTTAATATGATCAGTGACAAAGGTTACAGTAGTGGCAAGGAACTGCTAGATGAAATTACGTCAGTGGATAACTTGTTTGAAGGTTCCGTTTACGGAGTTCGTAAAACAGACCTCGAATGGGTTAAGCAACAAGTGAACTGGGTTAACTTGGAAGTGCATATTGCTAGGGTGCTTAAAGCATCTTTGCAAAAGACATTAATGAGTATTGTTAAGTCATCATTGGATGATAATGACATTATGACGCTAACTGACAATGCAAAAGTATGCGCCATGATTGATCCTAAGAGTCCGTATGCTAAGTTTATGGAAGTGTTTAAGAACGTTCCAAAGACTTCTGCTAACAAGTACACTATTTCAAAATTGTGCAAGCGATTCCTAGGTGAAGACACTAGCATGAGTCCAGATGATTTGATCGTTAAATATCAAGCTGAACTTACCAATGTCAATGCTCGGTATCCTTTGCTATCAAAATTGAACAGCTACCGTGTTAAAGGTGAAGACATTGCCGAGTATATCAATCTAATTGATGCTAAGAAAGGTTTCTAAGAATGAAAATGAGTCGTGAAGCTGAATTGAAAAGGTATCGTACCTATATTCAATCCGGCGGTATGACTCATCCAACATTTGACATAGAACGGTTTTATACCGAGTTGTCAACTAAAGAAATGATCGCCTTGCGAGATAAGACGGTCAAAGACTTAGAAAGGAATCCTGATTTTGCAACAAAGTTTTATACTGAATTTGTAAAATACTTGAATAGGAAGTTAGCAGAGCGTAAAACCTTCCGCGACTGGATTTGGCGGAATACTGTACTAAAATTCGATCTATTTGTATGGAGATTAAAGAATGAGACAATATATTAACATTGTAGAAGGTAAGACTCTTACCGACGATTGGTTCAATGACGGCTTTGAAACATATAAGAAGCCGGCCAAAGAACATTACGAGATTGCTAAGGAGCCGGGTACTATTGAAACCCTTGAAGGGCCAGTAAAATATGATGCAGGATTCTACATCATGACTGGTCCAAAAGGAGAGAAGTATCCAATCACTCCAAAAAAGTTTGCGGAACTTAAAGACGATTTGGGCAACGGTGTTTGCACACCCAAAAAGATTTTGAAGGTCGCAAAGCTAGCTGATCATTCCGGAACGGTTGACACAAGCTGGGGAGAGAAGTTACAATATAACACTGGAGAAGATTATATCGTAAAGCATGGTCCAAATGACTACGGTGTAATTAAGAAAGATATTTTTCATCAAACCTATCACACAGGAAAGTAAGCAAAATGAGCTATCCATTTTTGATTCAAGGAAGTAACGTTGTTGTCGTAATTGACAACAAGCCTCATACCATTAGCAAAACTCACATCACATACCAAAAAGTAGTTGATGCGATTAAAGCAGGTGATTGGGAAACTGTAAAAGATACTATTGAGCCTAAGAAAGTTGTTCTCAACTACGGCCAAGGTAACATTTCCATTCAAGGCGAAACCTTGTATTGGAAAGAGAAAGAATTGCACACTTCGCTGACCAAGCGAATGATTGCAATGTTGCAAGACGGATTTCCAATTGAGCCGCTAGTTGCGTTCATGGAAAACCTAATGGAGAACCCAAGCAAGCGAGCAGTTGAAGAACTCTACGGCTTCTTGGAAAAGAATAGCTTGCCTATTACTCCAGATGGCCACTTCCTTGCTTATAAGCGGGTTCGTGCAGATTACCTAGACTGCCACTCTGGTACTATGGACAATAGTGTCGGTAAGGTTGTTGAAATGGTTCGTAACGAAGTTGACGACAACAAGGACCGTACTTGCTCCACTGGTCTTCACTTTTGTAGCAAAGACTATCTAGCACACTTCAGTGGTGACCGTACGGTGATTGTTAAGATCAACCCACGTGATGTTGTAAGCATTCCAAGTGATTATGACAATAGCAAAGGTCGTGCTTGCCGCTACGAAGTTGTCGGTGAAATCGACAAGGAAAAAGCAGACGCCGCATTCATTGCTCCTGTGCAAGTAAATGCCGTTCACGACGATGCTACTGCCGAGCTTATCAAGATCGCCGTAGAAGCCGCTGTAAAAGCCGCACTAGACGCTCATAACAAAGAGTAATACTGTTGTATTAATACAACACTAAAAACCCTGCTAACCACAGGGTTTTTCTACTGGTTGACCAATAATTCCAATTCTGCTATAATACTTGTATTGTAACGCAAAGGAGAGAGCTATGATGTTCACCCTAGAAATCTACAAGATGGATCGCCGTACTAAAGAAGGCCAGCGCCTTGTTGGCAAGTACGATTACGATCGCAAAGATCGCGAAGCAATGGAACGTGAGATCAAAGCTCTGTATCCTACCTATCGCAAGCAGGACGGTTACATCTTTAACGTGGTTGAAACTTATGTTACCCGTAAGAATGTAATGACTGGCGTAGAGTTCCAAGAGCGTTACGACACTCCTTGGTTCGCTAGTCCTTCCAGTGAAACTTATTGGAGCGCCTAATGGAATACAATTTCATTGGTTGGTGTCGGGAAGACAATCACGACAAGGTCTGGGTTTGTATTCAACTCAATGGCGACAAGTGGGGTGGTACCTTTGTCACAGCCTGGGGGCGCCGGGGCAAGAAATTGCAACACAAAGTCATCGATCATTCGTCAACGTGGAACATGGAGAAGCTTGTAAACTCTAAACACAAAAAAGGTTACAATAAAATCTTCAAAGAAGACCTAGATAAGGTCTATCCGGAGTTTGAAACTGACTTGCAACAACTAGCATTCTGGGCTACTTTGTCGGTATGAAAACTAGGGTTAAGCAGAACATCACTGCTATTGTTTACGACAAGAAAGGTCGTATCATTGGTATGGGTAAGAATAGTTATATTAAGACCCATCCGTTGCAAGCTCGAATCGCAAGCCAAGTTGGGTTGCACGAAAAGATTTATCTTCATGCAGAAATAGATGCACTAGTAAAGTGCAGAGATTGGACTAAGGCGCATAAGATAGTAGTTACTAGGTTCGGAAATAGCGGAGAGCCATTGTTAGCCAAACCTTGCCCAGTTTGCCAACGTGCTATCGAAATGGCCGGTATTAACTACATCGAGCATACTTGATTTTTAATAAGAAAGGCAGTATAATGTATAGCATGAATCATATGAGCATAGAAGGTATTAAGACCATCCTAGACAATGGTATTGAAGTCTTGCGAGATCCAAATACCACTTCAGAAATGCAGGCCAAAACACTTGAAGTTATGGCAGGTATTCTTAAACAAGAAGCAAAGAAAATTAGAGAAAACGACTTCAGTTCTTTTGATCTGAGTAAATAGACTATCATGAAAACCAAAGCCCTTTCTTTTGTTATTAAGGCTCCTAAGGTACGTGCTCATCAAGCATTATTTGATAACACGTTGCCTTTTCGCGGCCGTATAGAAGAACAAAAGAAAGCATATAAACGCAAACCTAAACACCCTAAGAAAGCAGAGGAATGATTTATTCCTTTCAAGGTCCAAAAAAATTACCAAAGCAAATTGTAAAAGCAATACAGCCTAATTATAAAACAGGTCCGTGGATTGCTGGCGGTTGTGCTAGATGTCTATGGCAAGACGAACCTATTAATGACATTGATATCTGGGTAGGAAATCCTGCACAAATCTTAGACCTCACTAATAGATTCCACGAACACTTAGGTGTTGGTATTACCTTTAGCACAGATAACGCTCTTACATTTGATTACTTTCCTTTAAAAGGTGATGATGGTTGGTGCAACGACAACAATAAATGGAAGCTTCAAATTATTGTTAGGAAAAAGTTTCCTAATCTAGAATCTGTGTTCAACGACTTTGACTTTACTGTATGTCAGATAGCTACTAACGGCGAAGGTAAATTTTATACAACAGAACAAGTAATCGAAGATTTGCACACTCGTCACCTCCGCCTATCACGATTCAATAATGAAGGATTTTTAGAACGTTGGGCCAAATATACAATGTACGGCTTTAATATGTCTAAAGAAGACTTACGTAAAAATTTAAACGACAACACACTAGTATGGAGCCTCGGTGATGGACGAAGCTTATATTGAACAAGCCTTGCTGATGAGTTCGTTAAGCAAGTTTCCTGTTCCATTAAACGATCGCTGGGCAGTATGGAACACCGCGGTCATTACAAAGAAAATGGTCTTAGGGTTTTTAACTAAATTGCATTCAGGCCCGTTACCGCAGGGTATGCAAGATATATTGCTTAAAGATTATCTTAAACATTGTAACGAGCTACCTACAAAGTTTGTTAACGGACCCAGAGACAAAGGTGCCTATTGGAACTTTCACAAGCGAGAATTAGTTCATAGAGACAATCCTGAGTCTTGTTACGAGTGGTTCAACAGATTGTATTTTTCTATTCACCAATCAATGGTAACTACAAACCAAGACGAAATCAAAATCATTGTGTTAGACAATGATTATAAAAAACAAGTGATTGAAAGGATCTTCCTTGACTAATGACATTTATTATTTTGCCTATGGCATGAACACTAACATTAGAGGCATGGCCACTAGATGTCCGGGTGCTGAAAATTTAGGGCATGTTGTATTAGGTGATCATAAATTTAGATTTGCTGTTCACGCTGATGTGTATAAACAAAAAGGCTCAGCAGTTCACGGAGTCCTATGGCGCATTAATCCTACACATCTTAAGTCACTGGATATGGTAGAAGGATATCCTTTTTACTATGGTCGAAAAGAAGTAAAAATTCGATACAAAGATCAATTGGTTGACGCAATAGTTTACTTCATGCAACCGGGTAACACTTGCGCCGATCCTTCTAGTTCATATCTGAATGATGTGATGGAAGGGTACGAGCTAAACTCTGTGCCCACAGCTCAAATTATTGACAGTTTAAGTGTTGCTAAAAAACAACAGATTTTTGTTGCGTAAAAACAACACTTTTTTGGCTAAAATTATGGCAAAAAATGGTTGACCAAAAAATCAAATTTTGCTATAATAATGAAATAATGATACAAATGATCCAGGTAAAAGCACCACAACAACTTTGTCCAAAATGGTTCAAAAAGTGGTTGACAAATAAATGGATTGATTGTAACATTATGGTTACTAGCAAGGTGCTAGTGTTCTTTAACTTGTATCAGGAGATACTTTATGTCTAACAAGACTTTCACTTTTGTCGGTTCCTCTGTCCTTAAGGGCAAAACTAAAGTTCGTTATACTAACGACAATACTCGCATTAAGATTCTCATGAAGAACGGCCATACCGACGTTAACTTCGTCGAGCTTCCCCGTGCGATGACTAAGGCTGAGATTGCCGCAGAAGGCTTTCTTGCAAAGGTACTGCCCGAAGGTACCGATGTTTCTAAAGTTGCAGAAGCCTAAACAAAAGGGCGCAAGCCCTTTAACATGGTGAGCCTATCATGAAATATTCTAAAGTCCTTGCTACCCTTCTTATCGCAACCTCTGCGATGTCTGCTAAAGCCGATGTTCTCGGTGCAGTTGCTGGCGGCCTAATAGGCTCTCAGTTTGGTCAAGGCAATGGGCGTGTCGCAATGGCCGCCGTTGGAGCCGTAATAGGCGATAGGCTTACCGCCCCTACACCTACGTATGTGCCACAGCCCCAGTATCAAGGATACTATCAAGGGCAAGGCACATACTATCAAAACAACCACCGTGTCTATATCGACGGTCGCGATGGGTTACAATGTCCTTACAATGGGTATGTCATTTGCCAGCAATGGTCAAACACTCGCCCTGTTGTAGTTATGCCACAATAAAAGTGGTTGACCATAAAATCATAATTTGTTATAATAGAGTTACTGTAGCAATTTTAGGAGCGCAAATTGGCAAAAGCATCAAAATCTCATAGTTCAGAAGCCCGTACTGTTAAAATCAGCGAGGCTAAATTCATTATCCGCAAGGCGCTTGCAAAAGGTCGTCCTGTTATGATCTGGGGTCCTCCCGGCATTGGCAAGTCAGATCTTATTGCAGAAATTGCACAAGAAGATAATCGTCCTGTAACTGACGTTCGTCTTAATCTTTGGGAACCCACCGACGTTAAAGGTATCCCATATTACAATGCACAAGAAAATACAATGAAGTGGGCACCTCCTGCAGAATTGCCTACTGATGAGGCCGCAGAAGATATCCTATTCTTAGACGAATTGGTAAGTGCGGCACCTGCTACACAGGCCGCGGCATATCAACTTGTACTGAACCGCCGTGTTGGTACTTATAAACTGCCTAAGGGTGTAGGTATCGTTGCCGCAGGTAATCGTATGTCTGACAAAGGCGTTACTTACCGCATGCCTAGTCCGTTGGCAAACCGTTTCGTTCATATTGAACTCCGTGTAGACTTTGAAGACTGGCAACGTTGGGCTCTTAAGAATCGCGTACACTCAGACGTAGTTGGTTACCTTTCTTTCAGCAAGGGCGACCTGTACGACTTTGACCCTACGCAACACGACCGTTCTTTTGCTACTCCACGTAGCTGGTCTTTCGTTAGTGATTTGATTGAAGACGGTATGCCTGAGGCTACCCAAACTGATATTGTTTCAGGTTGCGTTGGCGAAGGTCTTGCTATCAAGTTTATGGCACACCGTAAGATTGCTAGCAAACTACCTAACCCGTCAGACATCCTTAAGGGCAAAGTTACTAAGTTGGACATTAAAGAAGTGTCCGCTATGTACTCACTTACTACTTCTATGTGTTATGAGCTGAAAGACGCTTATGACAATGCCAAGAAGGCAGGTAAGCTAGAAGATTGGCATCCAATGTGCGAGTTCTTTATCCAATACATGATGGATAATTTTGAACCCGAAATGGTTATTATGGGTGCCCATACTGCACTTAAGAACTATGCTCTACCTTTTGAGCATAAGAAGCTTAAGAACTTCCCAGAGTTCTTTAAGAAGTACGCTCACTTGGTAATTGAAATTGATACTAAGTAAGATTGCGCTCCTGGGGGGAGTGTGAACATCAGTTTGCCTCCTCCCATTTTTTTAGATTGACATATTATTCAATTGATAGTATAATATAGTTATTACATAGGAGCAAATAATGACTACTGCAACAGCAACTAAAAACCCAAAAAACACCATTGCACCCCTTAACCCTCAGGCGTTTGCTAAAGTTAAGGAGCGTGTCATCAAGGTGCGTGTCCGTTTGTTGCTTCAGCATCCTTTCTTTGGCAACCTTGCCACTCGTCTTCGTATCGTTGATGCTACCGACCGTATTCCTACAGCGGCGGTTGACGGCCGCAATATGTTCCTTAACGTCAACTTTGTCAACCAGCTCAATGATGACGAACTAATGTTCCTTATTGCACACGAAGTGATGCATTGTGTTTTTGAACACATGGTACGTCGAGGCGAACGCCGACCTGATGTATGGAACATGGCAGGTGACTATGTTATTAATCTAATTCTCGAACGTGATCGTATCGGACAAGTTATTCGCCAAGTAGACATTCTCCTTGACAACAAATACAAGGACATGACTACTGATGAGGTCTACGACAGTCTAATGAAGAATGCTGTTACTATCAAACTTCCCCTGGACGTACATTTGGACTTGACTGGTGAAGGTGAGGACGGCGAAGGTAAGGGCGAAAGCGAAGATGGCGCTATTGGTAAGAAACTCAGCGAAGAAGAACGTAAGGCTCTGCAAGACGAAATTAAAAATGCTGTACTGCAAGCCGCACAAGCCGCAGGTGCTGGAAAGACTCCTGCCGCAGTAGCTCGTCTAATCAAACAGTTCACTCAACCTAAGATGAACTGGAAGGATCTGCTACGTATCCAACTAGAGAGTTCTCTTAAAAATGATTACTCTTTTAGTCGTCCTAGTCGTAAGAGTTGGCATACTGGTGCTGTATTGCCCGGTATGTTGCCAGCAGAAAATGTAGATATTTGTGTTGCTATCGATACGTCAGGATCAATCAGCGAAGAAATGATTCGTGATTTCCTTAGTGAAGTAAAAGGTATCATGGACAATTATGACAGCTGGACTATTAAAGTTTGGTGCTTTGATACCAGCATTCATGCAGAGGAAGAATTTACTAGCGATGGTTCAGGAGATATCTTAGACTACGAACCAGGTGGCGGTGGTGGTACCGATTTTGAGGTTAACTGGGAGTACATGAAAGAACAAGATATTACTCCTAAACAATTGGTAGTGTTTACTGACGGATATCCATGCGGTGGTTGGGGTGATGAGAATTACTGTGATACACTTTGGATTATTAATTCTAGCGAGGACATTGAAGCACCGTTCGGAGTAACGGCGTTTTATGATCACAAAACATAATGGCATATAGGTATGAAATACCTGTTACAAACTCAGAAGAGCTAGATAAAGTTAGTTGGGTAGTCAAAGACTACCTGGCCCTGAATGCCACAGGGCCTTTTCGCATTTTGGAATCTTCAACGAGTGTGCAGATCGAGCTAGATTCTGCCGAGGATTCATTTTTATTTGAATTAAGTGCATGGGCAGATAGGATACAAAAGGCCACTGGACTAAATAAAAATACACATTAACTCATGTTTTAATAGGAGACAACACATGGAACTCAATGTTCAAGATCTACAATTAGCCGCTAGCGTAATTGACCTTGCCACACAACGTGGCGCATTTAAGGCCAATGAAGCAAAGGCTGTAGGTACAATTTATGATAAAATCACAGGTTTTATCCAGGCAGTAGCAGAGCAACAAGCAAAGCAAGAAGCCGAAGCTAAAGCCGCAGAAGGCGTAGCACCAGAGACAACAGCAGAAGAAAAACCAGCTGACGCAGTTGTCCAATAAGGAGATACTTATGGCATTCCTCAGACACGTCGGTGTTCACAAAGATACCGGCCACAGAGTTTTAGTTATTTTTAGACAGGTTCCAAACGAACCCACTAGTTGTCTTGTAGTAGAAAGTGACAGCCTTCCTGATCGCTATCATACCGATTTGATGAATGCTGTTGAAACGGTAACTGCACAAGAAACTATTGATTTCTTTGATTATGCTAGCAGACAGTTTTTGTCAACTGGCGAGCCTATGTTACAAGGTTTACATGACAAGGGATTACTACGTAAGTTCCCTACAAAGAAAATCATAATGCGTCCAGGTCCTGGAATGGAAATTTCATTAGAAGATCTAAACAATCAACTAGCCGCAATGAATGGCGATGAGCCTGTTAGTAGCGGTGACACAATGGACAACAAAGCATTAGCGGCAGACTTACGTCGTCAAGCCGATATATACGATTTGCAAGCTAGAGATCTTCGCAAACAAGCAGAAGAATTAGATCCTACCAAACGTCCAGTTGGTCGTCCACGTAAGGACACTTTAGTAGATGCTGATGCTTGACAAAATTTTATAAGAAGTTAAAATATAATGACAGTGACGATGTTGCTGTCATTTTTTGTCACATCAGATAATATGAAGTTATGGTTACCAATTGTACTAAGTACTTGTACGAAAAGATCTTCGATATAACATAAAGATAAAATCATGCCAATAAGAAAAAAAGATCGTAGCTTCGACGACATCCTTAATGATGTTATTATGAACGAAGTCCCTGTGCAGTACATCTCCGAAATTACAGTAGTGCTACACGACGGTAGAACGTTGACTTTTGAAGCAACAGAAATAACAGACATGGACAATGTTAAAAATCTTTTAGCACGTAAAGGGCTAGAAGAATATTCTAAAATGATTGCAGACGTACAGATTACTATGGACAGTAAAAAGCTAAAAGAAAACGTTGCAGGATTTGTATCGGCCCTATTAGAAAAACACTTAAACGACACACCCACAAAAGGCAAACGTAATGACAAAAAGAAGTGAAATTAATTTTGAACAAGATAAGAACTATGTTCCTGTATTAGATCACGGGTTCGTTGGACTCATTGATCATATGGGTAGTGATGCGGCGGTTGTGCAGGCCGCTCGTGTTAGTTACGGTGCAGGTACTAAACAAGTACAAGATGACCGCAATCTAATACGTTACCTAGTACGCCACGAACATACTACTCCTATTGAAATGTGTGAAGTAAAGTTTCACATTAAGTTACCTATCTTTGTTATGCGTCAGTTAGTCCGTCATCGTACTGCTAGTATGAACGAATACTCTGCTCGTTACTCTGTTATGACAGATGAATTTTATATTCCCGAACTAGAACAAATTCAACAGCAAAGTTCTACTAATAAACAAGGGAGAGAGGATAATGACTGGGGATTCGAAGAACGTAGAGGAGTGCAACACGCATTCCAACGAAGCTTTTTCAATGCTTATAAAGAATACACCGAGCTTTTGGGAAAGGATGGGACTGGCCTTACTCGCGAACTGTCCAGAAGCGTACTCCCAGTGGGCGGCTATACAGAACTCTACTGGAAAGCAAACCTCAAAAACTTCCTCCACATGATTCGACTACGTGCCGATAGCCATGCCCAATGGGAAATCCAAGAGTACGCTAATGCTATGTATGAATTGGCAAAGCCTTTATTCCCGGAAGTATGTCAGGCATTCGAAGACTATCAACAAAACTGTATGCGTTTAAGTCGTATGGAAATTGATCTTGTTAAGCGACTAATTAGTGCAAACAAATGGAATGATTTAGTAAATGACCAACGTAGTGAAGAAAACGTAGCAAAGGTATTTGGCCTAAGCAAACGTGAACTAACAGAGTTTAAGTCTAAATTGGATCTATGAACTTACTAGTAGGACCTGCTACATGGGAAGAAACATTCCGTGTATGGCAAGACAAACTTTGGCCAGGACGCAAGTCAAAGATTGAACCTACTAGTGCAATGCGTTATCTTGGCGGGTACGATATGCAAAACCAGCAGTTCGTACCTGCTTTCTTTTCTATACGTAATAACAATGATATAGTTGCAATTAATAGCGTTGTTATGTGTGCAGATGGTTCTGCTAGAAGTCGAGGCCTATGGGTAGATCCATTATACCGTAATAAAGGTTATGCAAGAATCGTGCTAGAAAATTCTATCTTTCAAGCAAAGGATTGGAATGCTAGCCATATATGGACAGTACCAAGGCAATCTGCCTTGCCAGCTTATCAAAGTGTAGGATTTATACAAACATCAGATTGGTTTGACAAGGACATGGAGTTTGGTCCTAATTGTTATGCCAGTATGAAGCTGAAATAAATACCTACATAATGACAGAACTCACTTACAAAAACCACTATCAATTTTTATATAACGGTCAACCTTTTACATATAGGAAATCTTCTAACGACATATTTTCCTTTAAAGTGGGTAGGTGTGCAGGTCCGATAGGATCATGGGATTTCGAGTGTGAACGTGCGGCTAGACTAATTTTCAGTAAGACTAGACCAGGACAAAGAATACGTATACTATACAGCGGCGGCATTGACAGCGAAATCGTTGTCATGGCTTTTCAACGTGCAGGTATTCCTTTTGATTGTATTATTGTTGACATGGGAGTCAACCAACATGATACACAATACGCACACCGATACTGTCAAGCTAATAAAATACCATATCAAATTCTTTATATAGATCCGGCCGACTTCGTAGCCAAAGGTCTACATTTTTATTACCATCGAGAGTATCAAGTCAAACAACTAGCAATGATGATCATCATGAAAGCACTTGACACATTGCCTAAAGATGACATTTACATTTTAGGCGGTGAGATTTTCATGAGTCGAGAAGTAGACATAAAAGAGTTTTATGCAACTAATAGTTCTACCTACAATTATAAATGGTATCACTATGTTAGAGAAGATAACGATATGAGTTATTTTAAATATTCGCTAAAAACAAACAAAACAGTTATTAGCGAGTTCTTTAGTTATACTCCAGAGCTGATGTTAAGTTACTTAATTGACCCGTTAGTACAAGATTTAGTAAACGATCGCATAGACTACAAATACGGATTATTAAGTACTAAGCCAAATGTTTATGCAAAGTATTTTAATTTTGAAGCACGACCAAAATACCACGGTTATGAAAACGTAATGCACTTAAACAACAAAGTTTATCTAGACTTAGGTGACTGTAATGACGTACAACATGATGTTATACTAAAAACAGAATATTCAGAATTGATTAAAAGACTTAGACATGATTAAATTACTAGGCAAAGAATATAAAGAAGACCTAAAGCGTATCACTATCAGTCATGATAAACACGCAGGTGTAACTACGAGTCAGGCCGGCGCTGATCATTTTTGGAGCGAAAGCAACTTTAGTCATTTGTATTTGGAAGAAAGCAATCCAACATATCTTTGCTGGGGATATTTTGATAACGGAAACTTAATTAGTTATCTGAACATACAGTTAAGTACTATGCGTCCTGTATGGTACTTACAAAAAGTTGTAAGCGATGCAGGTGTTTCGTCGAGTGTGCCAATGAAGGGTATTGCTGACTTAATGAGTCATGCTATTAACTTTGCTGAGAGTAAATACCTATTTGAGTATTATAGCAGTATCCCTACTCAGTACATAAAAGCACATGAAAGAATTTGGGGTAAGCTAGTCCCTGAGCGCAAGCGGTATGACATTAACTTTGACCATGTAGTGCCTGCGTTAAAAAGACCAGCATACGATGAATTTTGGGTTGTAATGATGAAAAGCACATTATGGCCTACTGATATGGTGATTCGTCATCATATTTTGCGTCAAGAACACAGACCAGATGTTAGTGTTTTAAAACAATTATATAAACCTGGATATAAGAATGATTAAAAATATTCCGCAACACGTACAACGTATTACCATACCTGTTCATGTGTTGTTTGTTGTTGCACTAATAACAATGATCAGCTTAGGAGACTATGTATGGTTATGGGCTACACTAATCTGTTGGACTTTGTTCAGTGGCTTAGGTGTAGCAATAGGCTATCATAGAGTTCTAAGTCACAAAGCATTAGAAGTTCCGTTATGGAAACAAAAGATACTTACTGTACTAGGTATGTTTGGTTGCCAAGGTAGTGCTATCTTTTGGTGTGCAATGCACAGAGGTTATCATCATCCACATGCTGATACAGAAAAAGACTTTCATAGTCCCTATCACGGTAAGTGGAATGCCTATATGGGATGGATGACTAAACTTAAACCATCTGATGTTAATATGAAATATTCTGTTGACCTACTGCGAGATCAATTTCAAGTGTTCTGTCACAAACATTATGATAAAATTATTTGGGGTACATTAGTAGTCGTTGCATTGCTTAGTTGGAAGTTGGCCTTGTACGGTTTTATTATGTCCATGACCTGGGCACAGCATCAAGAAAACCTAGTAGACTTGTATGGGCACTGGGCTACACCTGCAGGTTATAGAAACTTTGAAACTAAAGATTGGAGTCAAAATGTTCCTTTACTAGGTTACTTTGCGTGGGGGCAAGGATGGCATAACAATCATCATCAAGCACCTCGTTCGTTTGACTTTGGAACAGGTGTAAGTGGCAAGTGGTGGGAATTTGATCCTTGTAAAATTTTTAAACCTTTTCTAAAATGAAATATCAACCTTTAATAGTAGACACAGAGTATAGAGTACTATCAGTAACACCTGAACGTAAACATTTACTTTGGCTAGTAGAGAGCGAATGCGATTGCCAGCTGGTACTCGGAGTACACGAATTAAGTGATGCAGATGTTGCAGACTTAAAAGCACATCCGTGGAATTGGTCTTATAAGCCTAGCCTAATGCAAAACAATCTTGTTAAGGCCAACAACGATGCAGTTAAAGATAGAAGTTTATTAATGCAAAACAAACTATGGGCGTATTATGATATTCTTAGTATTATTAACTATGCTCGTGTACGTATTAGTCCAGTTGTTAATCAACAAGATCTTGTTTACTTAGAAAAAGAAAGGCAAGCACGATTAGTTCGTAATGGATCAACTGAAGACTGCCAAATGGTAAAAGACTACGCAGAATTTGCATCTTGTACATTAACTCAGGCCGCCGATCAAATTCTATTCAAAGCTGAATTAACTAGAGATACCTATGCTAACACCGAACGTCTTCGTATGCAATACTTACGTGACTTGCGTAAATGTACCTCTCTAGAAGAGATCAAAGAGATTAAAGATCGTATGCACAGAGAAAGCTGGTTAAACGTATTACTATGAGCCTGCTGTATTATAATCCCATTGACCTTTATAGCAAGGACAATCTAGAACAATATCCTCAGTTAAAGTCAACTGAGCCTTTCAAACGAATGTTCAATCCTAGCATTAGCTTGTACGACAGGACTGGTACTATCAAATGGCCTGTTAAGATTAAGAATTTATTTCCTATGCCTGCTAGCTTATGGACTGATAAAACGTTTGAAGAAATTTGCAATCAGCGTATGCTAGAGATAATTGCTTATGTTAAAGACAATCCTAACAAACAATTTGTAGTCATGTATAGCGGAGGCATTGACAGTACTTTACTGATGGTACTTTTGATGCAGTTAGGCAATCAAGACTTATTTGATCGTACCTTAGTAATCTTAAACGAAGCTAGTATTGCAGAGAACCCCGAGTTCTACAAAAAATATATTACCCGCTTCCGCATGGCTAGTAGTAACAGTTTTGAAAAGTACTTAACAGAAGATCATATTGTACTTACGGGGGAAATGGCTGACAACGTGTTTGGCAGTTTAACTTTAGGTATGGCCATGGATCGCTTAGGTAATAAAGATCTAGTCCACGTACCTTATAAGGATCCTGCACTAGAGTTTTTTACACAAAAATTAGGTAGCAAGGAAGAAGCAGAAATGATGATGTCCCGTATGGAGCCCGTTATGAAGCTAAACCCTAACGGGATTAAGAGTTTACACGATTACATGTGGTGGATTAACTTTACTATGAAATGGCAAGCTGTAGAATTCCGTATCCTAAGTCATGCTTGTCCGGGCGTTGAGCTGACTCATGAATGGGTAAATAGTAGTTTAATACATTTCTGGAATACTGGGCTTTGGCAACAATGGTCTGTAAGCAACCCTGATAAAAAAGTTGCAAAAGACTGGGCTAGTTACAAGTGGGTAGCAAAAGAGCTGATTTATGAGTTTGATCGTAATCGCGCATACTACACTAGTAAAACTAAAGTCCCCAGTTTACCCGATATGGTTAGGTTTAAATATGTTAGTAATTTTATTACAGACGATTTTAAATTCCACAAAACAGTGAACTTGGAGAATTTAATAAATGATTAACTTTGAATTAGATCATCTTAAAGTAAGTGATTTTGGTGCTACTCTAGAGTATAATTTAGAGCGCACAAACAACAGTCCCAATTGGATAACGGCTATGGAAACATACCTAGGCAATGTTACTCCTTTTAATATTGTTCTTGCACTTAGTGGCGGAATAGATAGCGAAGCAGTTGCTACAATTTTGCATAATATGGGTAGACCTTTTACTCCGATAATCTTTGATTATGCAGGTAAGAACCAGCACGATACACATCATGCAGTTGAGTGGTGCGAGACACATGGATATTATCCTAGAGTAATTAGTTTTGATCCTGTGGGTCTTTGGGTAGAACAAAAAAACCATAGTTTAGAAATAGCCGAAATGACACGTTGTACAAGTCCACAATATCTTGTATACATGAAGATGATGGAGGCTATGTTGCCGTTTGGTTATCCTATGCTTTGTATTGGTGAGCCGGAACTAAAGTTTAAAGGTCAAGCAGGTGACATTGTAGAACTGACTGAAAAACCAATGCACTTTAGCGTAGAAATTTATCGCAGACTCAGAGGTATTGACGGTAATGCACTACCTTTCCAATTAGACAAATCAGTTTTTGAGGCGTGGATCAATGACGAGTTTTGGCCTACCATGAACTACGGGCAGTCAAGTAAAGACCGTAAGGCAGATTTCTATCAACACTATCTAGGCATTGCACCTAGAGTTAAGTTCAACGGTTTTGAAAATGTGCAAGAAGAAGATCAGGCATTACGTGCTGAACTAGTTGCATTATATCCAGAGCAAGACATTATCATTACTTCTGATATTACTTAATAGCAAGCACCGTATAGCGTTCGTATTGATCGTTATAGGTGCTTGTTTCTTTATGTATAATTTCTTTACAATCCAAACGACTAACAAAGTCGTCCATATTGCTCACACAATTAACATGATCATCAACTACTCCAAACATGTTGTTGCTTTGGAGTAACATTAGTGTGTTTGAAGGGATTTGGTTTTGCCAAATATCAAACCTGTCTAAATGTTCGCAGATAGTATTCACGACAGTACCTGAAAAGTTTGTATAGTCTAAGGCATAGATATCCTTGAATTCTGCGCTGTATCGAGTAGAATTTACTAGTTTTTCGCCTGCTAGATTAGCGATATTGTCTAGGTCGTAGCTTACGATAGTATTGTACCTATTAGGATATAACTTTTCGGTTAGTAGCATAGGTAACACTCCTACCCAACCCCCCATTATCCAAATGTCGCCAAACTCTGCTTCTGTTGCCAACAACGTATTGGCCGCTGTTATTTTACTACGTATTTGAAACCTACTAAAAGCATCTACCCAATTTACTGTAGGATAATCTTCTACTAAACTAATTACTCTTCCGAATAGGTTATTTGGACAAATAGTCATTAGCTCGTCAAAGGCCGCAAATAGATAAACTTCTGGTTGAGGTTTATCATGATTGCCATCGTTTATACTGTTATACCAATTATAGAACTGTCTATTACTTACATCAATAAACTTAGCTTTATGTAGTTCTTCAGCTAGCCAACTGAGATGATATGCGTTAAACTTTTTCATATTGACCAAGTAACCATTGCTCGTCATTTATTAATTTTAAAGCATCAATGTTGTTTTTATTAGCTTCACCGTAAGCTCTACCTTTTTTTGCGCCAGCTAGACATTGTTCATAATATGGTACATGTTTGAATATGTTGCACCATATTGTTAACCTATAATTTGTAGCTATATCAATTTGATTGTCAATTACCTTACCAGACAACTTAACGCATTCTCTAAAAGCAGATCTCCAAGTATTGTATTCAGTTGTATTAAATCTTGTTTCATTACTAATTTCATTAATAGGAATTATGCCGCCTAAACTTGTTGTAATATCTACTTCCGGTTTAGGGAGATCAAATGCAGATACCGGAAACAATTTTACTGCACCATATCCATATCTTAATCCGTTAACTGGATTTATACTACGAAATACATGTACACGTTCTTCTTTAACATTGTGAGTAAACTCAAACTCATCTGTTATCCACGCATCAGCATCTACAACATAAAAGAAATCAGTTCGTGCAACATCTGCACAGGCTTTGTGTGCTTCCCAAAAACCTTTAACTTCTCTAATAACAATAGGAGAGCATTTTTCTTGTAACCTAAGAAGGTTAATCATAGAATCACGTTCACCCATCGTTAAAAAAAATATGTCATACATAGAAGTACCAAACTAAAGATCCGGGGGTTAATATAATATTAAATCCCTTAGACTTAAGATATTCTACATTTTCTTTTACGTCAGGCCATTCATCACTATAGTCATGACCAGCAAAGATGCCGCCCTTCTTGACTTTAGGCAACCAAAAATTAATATTATCAATGTCACTAGGATTAGTATGTGCGGCATCTAAAAATACCATATCACATGGTAAATGAAAATCTTCTAGACCATACGGACTAGGTGTTCTCATGGCTGTGATATTTTTACAGTCTTTAGTATTTTGTTCAAAGAATTCATAGGTGTTTTTTGTTCCCGGAAGTGGCCATCCTCGAGACTTGGCTTTTTCTTTAGTAACACCCTTAACACTACTGTCAAAACCTCTCCATGTGTCAATGCAAAATATTTTACCTAACGGACATGCTTTTGAAATAATGCTAGAACTCTTTCCATGTAAACTGCCTATTTCTACAATGACTGCATCTTTTTTATTAACGCTAGATGCTAGCTTATGTAAAACTTCACAATCACCGTTAGTTAAGTATCCTGGTATGTTATTCATTATTGTCACCTACTCCTGTTAAAATTTGACTTTCTCTAATCATAGGTCCTAGTCTATTAGGATTAACATACGTACTCTTGAAAAACTTACTGCCTTGAGAATCTAAGTCGGCAATATCCAACTCGAGTTCTTGTCGTAGAATTGTACCTAGTCTATAAGTTTCTGCTCGAAGATCTTCTGTGGCTTTAAACTTATTGATTACTTCTGTGTTAAAGTAATTAACTAACCAATCAAAGTCACGTACATCAACATAGTTAAATGTATCACGCTTTAGGTTTGTTAAGTAACATCCAAGACGTGCGCCGTACATTGCCCATAGGCCGTTTAATACATCTTCGCCTACACTACACCAAACTAGTAAACGCTGATGATTCTTAGGATGGATTAGATGTTTGAGTTTACGCGGATCAACTGTAACTCCGCCCATTAAACTCATCTTAACACCTTCGCGAAAACCTGCTCGCCATGCTTGCAAGGGACTAGCATTGTTCATAACATCGCTATAAACGTTATTCATCTGAATATAATTTATGTCCCAACAAAAATCTACTTGACTACTAGCGTTAACTGCGGCTTCATGACTTTTCATTTGTTCTACTACGTGCTTCGGCCAGCACTTAACACCACCGTTGCCGTAGACTAAACCATTAACTACATTTTTTCCCGCCCAACTGATCACATCATTATCTCCTACCAGACTTAGATCTACTTCTGCATTAAAGAAATCCTCGCGAACAATATTGTCTGCATCTATGGTTATAAAACGTTTAGTTTCTGCAAGTTTGGCCGCGGCCTTATGGCAAGCATCCGATCCTTTAACTCCGTGACTACGTTTGGCCCATGGGGCCTTACGCAATAAATCTGCGTAGTTATAATCGGCATTAGGCTCGTCAAAGCTCATGAATACAATATCAAATTCTGTTATTGGTACTTTCATTTAATTTCCTAAGGTTTACTTTAATCATTGGATTGTCATGTATCAAGACCATAGAGTCATCTAATACTTTTTCTAGAACTACTGTGCCATTATTTTTAAGTTGGTCTGCTGTAAGTTTTATAGTTCTTATATATTGGCTAGGATCACTTTTCTTTACAGCATGTAATTGTATTTCATCAAATATGTTATACTTCATTGGATCAATGATAAAGCTCTTAACTTCTACAGTATCTGCTTTAATATCGAAACTAATATGACAATCATTGCTAGAGGTAACGTCTGACAAATATTGCATAGACATGTCTTCGTGTATGTTAGGTGTGTCTATGTATTCTTTTCTTTTTACTGTTTGGTAAGTAGAAAATACTCGTTTGGTTAGTGTTATAACTTTTTTAGATATCTTTGCATTGTACCAAGGAGCATTGATCTTAATACGTCCTTGATTGATTAATTCATTTGTATCAATTACTAATTTACTGTATAACTTTGCAGGATCAGTTGCATTTACAAAATAAAAGTTAAGATGATCGTATCCTTGATATGCTTCATTTTTGTTATCTACAATAGAAATAAAATTATCTAAGCTAGACTTGTTTACACTGACTTCTAATAGACCTTGGTCGTATAACGCCACAACAAGCTGAGTAATTGGGTCTACTTCTTTTACAGCATCAATCTTAAGTAATGTAGAATTCTCTTCATGGACCTTACGTAGATACTGGTCCTTTTTAAATAGACTTCTTTTATTTGAGTCTTTATCGAATGCAACTATTAACTGTCCTATACTTAGATTACCCTGCATTACTGCTGTAACTAGATCGTTATCTATAGCTACAGTTATATGATCATCAGTTAATTGTTCTTTGGTAGGTTGTCTAAGAATGTGTAACGTCTGGCCTGTTTCTTTATCATAGAAGATATAGAACTGTTGAGTTAATTCTCTTGTACCAAATAGTTTTGGATCTAATTGCATATTTGTTTAATGCTGTTACTTCTAGGGCTATTAAGCCAAGTACTACCATAATGTACTACGCCAGACTGAACATAGTTTTCTATCTTAACTAAATTATCATCAGTCGCCCAAAAACTTAATAGTTGGTGCCAGTCTTTGTTAGCCAGGTGTGTTAATGCGGTATTGTTAGTTTGTTTGCTTAGGTTAGTAAACTTAACTCCGTGTGCATTGTTATTTAGACCACATGCCTTAAGAGCAATAGCAAATGCAGAATTTATTTTGTTCTTAAGTTCGGTATCTACTGAGTATTCTGTACAAGACATTTTTAATACATTTTGCCAAACAGCAATAATGTCTAAGGTAGTGTTTGATATTTCTTTAATGGCTTCAGTACGATATAAGAAAAAGTTTGTCCAAACGTCTGGCATAGTGTTCTTAGTAAGAATCTTTCTTTCAATAAATTTCTGGCTATCTAATTTCTGTCCTTTAAAATCATATGCGTCCGGTGTTACTAGGTTAACCTTATCTAACAAATTAAAATATTCTTTTATATCGCTTAGTACTAAACTGTCTGCATAAATGAATGCGGTGTAATCATAGGGCGACGATAATAGTCCCACAGCAAAAGCATTTGTTACATCTCCTGGTACTACAATTATGTTGTCAAACTCACTTGCTTCAACAGGGTCTGTTGTAATTAAGGTGGTAGGTAGGTTACTAAATTTTTTAGCAGTCAATGCCAGAAGCTTTGCCGACTCTAAATAGTCAGGGGTTGCAATCGTAATAATTCCTTTAGTCATAGTAATATTTGTTTAGGAAATCATTGTAGTGCCGCAAGATAGCCATTTTGTTCATCATGTGGATGTCTTCACCTTTAATGTGTGTTAAGATATTTTTACGTTTGTCCGATAACATATTAGCTAAAAATAACATATCATTCTTTTTGTTAACTTCAACCAAGTCGTCTAATTGATCCATGTATCTCATACTACCCGGAGGTATGCTAACAGTTAAGTTATTATCCACTTGTCCGTTAAGGATGTGAATGGCAATGCTAGACGCATAATCTGTTCTAAACATATTGCCAGGAAACTTATATAAAAACCTGTAGTAATCATAGTTCTCTTTAACATGGTGCCACATATCAAAGAATTTTTTACTATAATCAGTTTTACGCCAATATATTACAGTTGACCACCACATGTCTATACCTAGCGGGTGTAAACGTTGTTCTTCGTGATGCGGATTATTCCCGCGAAGGCCGTGTGCATTTCGAAATAGTGCTAGCTCATCATTAGTTTCAAATAACAAATCTAGACGATTACTGCCCAACAAATAGTCAACATCTATCAATAAACTTTGCTTGTATGGACTAAGATTATAAACGTTATGTTTGTTTGCGTTACTAAATTGCGCCGCAAACTCTACATCAATTGAGTCCCTGTGTACTCTAGTATTTTTTTCATGTCTAATGTCGTCAACTACAATTTGGTCAAAACAGTATTCTCTAATTTCTTTAGGACAGGTTTGTTCTAGGGCTTTGTAAGTTGCACCATCTGTTAGTAACGTAACGTTGTTGTTTTTTAAGTTGGCCTTAACCGTAAGAGCGCAAACTGTTGCCAGTCTATCGTAATTAATCTTCTCGTTGTTATAAGCAAACATAACAACGCCTCGGTCTAGATTATCCATTGTAGTCTACTATCTTTTTGATATTTCTTGCCTTGGCAATTTTTTCGTATTCTGTGTTATATGTTACCATTGCGGCCATGTACATAGAATTCATCTTTCTAGCGAAATCTGAAATATCTGTAATAAGTACCGGAGCTCCGTTTGTATCTTCGAAAGGAAATTCTTTTACTGTTGTTTCTTTTAGTAAAAGGGCACAATACATTATGGTATTGATATTAGCACTAAAAATAGAATTTTGATAAGTGAACAATAGATCATTTTTTAATTTGATCTTTAAGTTGTCCAATTGGGTGCTTAGAGTTAAGCGATAGTTACTGAAGTCTAACGCTTCCTGTAATCTTGTATCCATAATAACCTCAGAGTCTGTGTCTAAAAGTATAACAGGTTGAGCTAGTTAAAGTCAACCTGTTATCTTTATTAAACTAGTAGTTTATTTATGAATCGTCGCCACCAGTATCAAACGTAGTTAATACTTCTAATTGGGTCGGAGGATCTACATCAAACACAACGTTTTCATTTTGTGGATTGGTTTCTGGATCTGCTTTTAAGTAAGTTACATGGAAACCAGTAGTACCATTTATCCATCTACGGAAGTACATGTTATCAAAAATTACTTTGATTAAGAGCTGATTGTTACCAACTAGTCTGCCCCAGATTTTGATTTGGATTCCGGAACCATAACCACCATAACCGCCGTATCCACCATAACCACCATATCCGCCATAACCACCGTACCCGCCATAGCTAGAATATGTAGACGATGCAGTCATCATTAATTGATAAGTTTGTGATAGTTGGTACATTCCAACCGTGGTAGATATACCAAGATTAGTTGTAGTTTTTGCACCATTAACATTTACAATAATATCTCCGCAAGCATCTACAAGATGTTTCCAGTCTGTATAGCCAACTGTAGTACCGCCAGACGCTGTAGGTGTAATTTTAATTTGGCCACCTGCATTAAAAAAATAACGTAGTTTGTCGTAACTGTCAAATGTTACCTTGAAACTGGCCGCCATGTAACGTTTCCAAGGTGTGGTACGATTAATGATTCCGCCGGCCGGGGTCACGATGCTTCCGTGATATGTGGCTAATGTGTTTTTATGATTGTATACTAGATTAGTGTAATATTGTAATGTTTGACCTAAATCGCTGTCGGACAAGCTAATCAGTTCGCCTTCGGCTCTACGCTGAAAGTATGCTTGACTGGGTAAGTCACCAGTTACATGAGCACTAACGTTTACTACGTCAATGGCGCTGTTGAATACTGTGGCTTCAATCAAGTCACCTTGTGAAACATTGTCTGCTTGAGCTGTATTACCCCAACCATACTTGTATGCTTCTTGTGTTTCTGCATTAGTTGAAGGTGCTGAGTTTGGAGTAAAATCCCCAAACACTTTATTAACTTTTGTTGTTAATGCGTTCCAACCGGTTGCTGAAACAACTGTGCCTTGATCACCATAGGACATTATTTGACTCCTACTACTGCCTCAATTGACTTGATTCCTTCAACGTCGGAAGACTCTAATGCTCTACCAATAATTGCCAATGCATCTGGGTTAGTAGAGGCTTTAGCAACGCCGGGAATATGACTGCTAACTAAACGTTGACCTTTCTTTACTGGCCCATGTACTGTAACTGGTACTCGACCTGCTAATGCAACAGGTAGTGCTAACTTTGTACGAGAAAGACCACTGTTTAGTAAGTAAGCTGGATTGTCAGAAATGACACCAAACACTTCTGTATCGTCTGCTGTAGTTGTTTGTGTTATTTCTGCGTCTCCGCCAATCTTAACAACAGTACCTGGTTGATAATTTACATCACTGGCATACAATTCAGCAACGTCAGCAAATTCAGCTTGCATAGCAATACCACGAAATTTAACATTAGTACGTGCAGGTAAATTAACACCTGGACCAATTGTTACAAATTCTGCACCAAATCCCTCGCTAACATTAGGTGTATATTCTGCATCGGTGCTGATAATTGCTATTACGCTACTACCTACAACTGCCTTAAGCGCATTGTGAGCATTGTTGCTTGTGTCGCGAATTTTAACTGCACGAATGGTAGTAGTTGCGCCAGCAAATCCAATCGGTACGTGCTGTGTGCCGTCCCACATGTATAGTTGTTTAGAATCTGATTCTACCCAAAAGTCGCCTTCTCTACGGCCACTATATGTTGGCTCTGTTTCTTGAACGACTAATTGTGCTAGTTCTTTCCATTGGCCTAAATTATCGTAAACAGAAATACGTTTAGTTTCGCTGTTATACCATAACTGACCTTCTAGTGGGTTACCTGGGGCCGCCGCAGAACTAAAATTCTCTAGCATTGCTACTAAGTTTTCGGCCATAATCTCGCCATAGCCTGCATAGTTCTTACCTAGCAAGCGAAGACTAGTACTAATATCTAGTGTACCATCGGGGATAGTTGTTAATAACGAACCATTTGTTTTATTGACATCGTATGCCATTGCTTATTTCCTCTTAATTTTAGCCTACTCGAACTCTGATTGTGTATCGAATCTGTAGCAATCTATTTGCTGATTTTTGCACAGGGTGAAAGGTAACATGGGTTAGTAGTAAACCCTCATTTAGTCCTAGACCTTTGCTTTTGATACCAATTTCATCAAAAACAAAACTACCGTTAAAATCGGCCGCATTGTCTAGATCTGCTTGGGCAACACCTGCTAAATTGAATACTGTATCGGATATACTAGGTTCAGTATAATCTAACACACAGTTAACAACTAGGTCAGTATAGTTTACACCATTGACATGTTCCACAGTCATGTAGTTCTTGTTTGGATCTGTATTTGTTGGACTATCAGCATTGATTACTTTAAAGAAAGTAGGATTGTATAACTCTTCGCTTTGGCCGTTAACGTTAGGACTTTTATAGCTGATAACACCTAAGTTATCAATAATAGTTCCGCCATTACCAAAGTGCATTTCATACGCTGAATGCTGATTTTTATCGCCCAAGCAATTTACAAGGGCGATACTGAAATTTTCTGCATTAATAGCATTGCGGTTATTAAGTAAAACTTCACCTGTATTTGCGTCCCAAATTTTTAGGTGTCCTTCTACTTTTAACCCTACTGACTCTTTATTCGAAAGCATTTGCTTAATCCTTAATATACTTTATTTACCTAGTTTAAATTACCCTCTTTTGCCGTAATGAACACAGCCAGCGGATTTGTGCTATCTTTGAGCGTTTTTCCTGGATCGTTGAAGCCAACATTTCCAGGTGTAGCAATAACAACGGGGATTTCTTCTCTTGGTAAAGAATCAAATACTCTGCTGTTTATTGGGTGGGTTTTAATACTAGTTCCTTTTGTTCCTCGTACAATATCTTGTAGGGTGTTTGCACTACGACGGTAAAACTCAATGCGTTCTCCGTTGATAAAAATTACACCAGGACGTTGGCGTATAAAGTCAACTCCGCCAAATACTGTACCGTCAACTACCTCAATTACTGTATCTTCTAATCCTAATGGCGCGGCCAGCGAAGTTTTTGCACTATTAGCGATTCTACTAAATTCGTAGTTATTATCTAGAGTCTTAAAAATTCTATAGGCATAACTTCCACCGGTGTCGTAATCAGTTTGAACACATAATTCTACTGCGTCGCCTACAAATAACGGAGCAAGTTCATCGCCGTAACCCTCTAAGTTTACACTATAATCATGTTGTCCTTCTAGAACTGCTTCGATCAGGCTTGCAGGTGTTCCAAAGTTGCTACCTAAGAACAAGTAACGGTTTACTGGCGTCATTGCAGGTAATGTTGCGTCCCATGGAATTTCATAACCGTTGATAACAGCACCCCAAACTTGGTTTTCCCAGCCAGGGGTAGGTGTTAGGAAAGAACTACCGTCACCTGCAGGCGGGTCAATTGGGTTAATTCCTACACGGTTAAATGCAATATGGATCTCGTCTTTAGTTCCTAAGTCTTCAACTGTAACATCTGTTAGTTCAGAAATTTTACGTGTATCAAAAACTTCTCGTAGTTTACTACGATAAGGCTTAACTTCGTTTAGATAATCAATAAAGTACTCAACCTGATCTTCTTTGTAATAAGGAAGTTGGCTTAGCCCAGAAACTTCTAGATTATCTACGTGCAAATAAGTGCTCTTACCAATCCAATCAATATTATTTTGTTCGCTATAGATAAACTTAACCATAGCAAAGAATAGTCTGTTATAGTATGTTTGGTACTCACCAACAAATATGTCTGAATGGAATGTTTCTAGAATAGCTTCTAACTCTTGTGTAGGTTCGCTATCCCATGGCTTAAAGTCAAAGCCACCTAAGTCCCAAATATCTAATTGTATAAAGCTATCGAACAAGGTTTCGTCAAACTGGATAGTTCCGTTTAATCTATATAGAATGACAAATTGATCACCTGCTCTTTCGTAAACTACAGGATATTGACCGTTAGATGGTACACCAACGCCCACATAATCTCCGTCGACTAGCTGGTTAGCAATACTGTCTAGTAACGTATCATTAGCAACACTATATTCTATTGCCTTATCAGTATCATAGTAAGGACTTACGTAATCTACATAATCCCAGAACTTTGTTAGATCATAAACAATATTACCTTTAGTGAATGTAGTACCCAGTACTACATTCCAATCTGGAATTTCTGCAATTAGATCTAGTTCTAATAACAATACATTCAACGATTGAATTAAGTTTTTACGAGCATTTGCTCTGTCCTTGATCCATGTTTGTTGTGTTGGGCGAATACGATTACCAAATCGATCAAATTCATTTAACCTACTATTAGGTACTTCTATGTTTTGTGTTAGCTGTATAGTATTCTCAGGTAATAACGTATAATCTGCTAACTTGTACATTGGCTTTTTATTAATAGGGGTTACAACACTAGCTTCATATGGTTGGAAGTAACGGAATACTCTATAGTAATCATTACCTACTTTGACGATGTCGTCGACATTATAACGCACACCATACTCATAGTCGGTCCATGTTGATGTATAAGTTATGCCACTAAATCCTACTAAACTGTCTTTTAGACGTTTGTGTAGCCATTCAGGAATTCCTGTATTATTATCGTACTCTCTTAATAGCATCCATTGGCTATGTACTGGTGTTGTATCGTTTCTTAATTGAATTTGTAATGTTGTAGAGCTATCATTTAATAGTTGTTTGACATTACTGATAATGAAGGCATCAGTTGAAATAGGAGCGAACCAAGGAAGACCTATGTTCGCAGGATCTTCAATAATATTTGCTATTGTTGTTACTGCTAACTGTCTTTCTGGTCTATTATTAGGAACTGTATCTTTACCTTTCACCCAGAAGTAATATTTTGTACTGGTAACATTTAACTCATCAGTATACTGATCGGTTGACCAATTAGCCAATTTAAAACTTGCATCGCTAATAACTCTAGCAGTTCCAGTTGGTATCGAGCCGTCAACTTCTTTTCCGTTTTCTACTGCATCGTTATATGCAATAGGATCAACAGAACTTTCTGTCCATTCATAAACATCAATAGTACTACCAGGGAATAATTTACCCCAGTTTGATTGGCGATATGCTAAACTACTAGATTCGTAATTTGTATATTTGACTGTACTTAGATCCCACCATACTGTACCAACTTGTTGAGCTCCCCAAGGGTTCATGGTATTTAAAGGTTGGTCAGGATCACTGCTGGAGTTATACTTAGCAAGGTCTAGCGGACTCTTAATGTCAATTTCTGCGTCGGCAATCTTAGGAATTAATCCTTTGTACGGATCCCATACTTCTAGATCTAGTAGTACACGATTTTTATTTCTGTCATAGATAGAAACAGAATATACCTTAGAAGGATCTATTAATTCTTGTTCTGATTCAACTTTATCAAATCGTTGATAAGGAACAAATGTTTGTTCGTCTACTCCGACTTCCCAACTGAATACTGCATATCCATGAATAGCCGAAGCATCGTCAACAAATGCTAATTGTCCGTCTTGCCAATTATATCTGTAATCATTTCGACTAGCTAACATTGCTGTTTCTGTAGCAAAACGTACAGGCATAAATGCAATCGCTTTTCCTTGTGTTCCTGCTGTATTTGTAACTTGTTCGATAAGGATACTAGTATCATCAATTACTTCTAATACTGTAGTAAACCCATCAGCACTAGGGCTGTTGTCAGTATTAACTAATAAAATGTTATCACCTGCTAGCAGGTTATGATCATAGTTAAATGTAACTAGACTAGGCGTTGTAGGATATACTGTATTACCTGATGTAGTACCAGTGTATGTTTCTATTCCTATAATAGATAACCGACGATCCTGAGCACGTAATACTTGCCAAGATCCATTAGTATAGTTACCAATCAATATAGAAGGTAAAGTAGGTTCTACACTAATAGTCCAATTAGATAAGACAAAAGATGTACTACTATTATGATCTTGACTTGCAACATACACATAACCATTATAACGAATAGTATCGCCTACTTTGTAGTTTATATTTTGTTCCCAGTATGCAATACCGGTTAATGCCGACACATCAACTGTATATAAATCATATGCAGTTGATACTGTATAATCAACTTGATCTAATCTTACAAATCCTACAGTAGGCAAATCATCATACATGACTTCAGTGATTGTATCTGTTAGTTGACTCTTTGGTCTGGTACTAAAGGCTAGATTATTGACCCCTGGTTTGGTGACCCAACGAGTATCGCTAGGTACAATGTCAATTACTCTATCAGTATCTAGATCTTTATTGGTTAGTTTTGTAACAGGATCGTACAACGGAATTAGTCTAAATAATTGCTTATTAGAATCTAATATGTCGCGCTGACGTAATTTAAGTTCGTAGCTTTGCCAGTTTTCTGTTCCACCAAAGTCGCCTAACTTAAATAACCATTCTTCACTAACAGTTAAGTTAGTATTACTTAATGTACTTGAATCAATAGTTTTGCTTCTTAACAGTTTGTCATAAGCACTAGGAGTACCCTTTTGGTGCAACATTCCTCGTTGGAATTCAAACGCAACCGTCTTGTCAAGAACAATGTTGTTTAAGTATTCAAAATTACGAACGCCAATGTTATGTCTTGCTGTATTAATTATACTTTGGTTTTCTGTATAGCCTTCAACACTAAAATATCTATCGCTGATGTCGCTGATAGTTCTATCAAAGTTACTGATTAGACTGTTGCCATAAACCATATAACCAGGAACCTTAGGACTTCCTGTCCAGCCCCTGGTACGACTTCCAATCAACTTAAAGCGATATTGTTTTAATCTATATAAAGGATCAAAGATCACATCGTTGAATATAGTTTGATTGTCAAAAACAACAACATGTTCTAATTCACTAAAACGCAAACGTAAGCCATATATTCCTGTATAGTTTTCTCTAGTAGAAATAATATTCTTACCATCTTCTGTACGTTCAAATCTAATAGCAGATGTAGGAATTACTGCTTGATCTTTGTCAAGGATGTTTGAATAACCTCTGATGGTGCTGTTTAGATCTTCGGCCCAGCCTATTTCATTTTTAACAATAATCTTATTAGCACATGGGCTTAGTATAATACTATAACCTGCATCCCACTTACTTTCGCTCCAGAATAAAAACTGTCTTGCGGCCAAGTTGAAATCTCTAATGGTGTTAAGTGCAGGATCTAAATCTTCGAATACCATTCCTTGATCAGCTAACCAATTGCCATATCCTATCAAGAAATTCCATACTGCTTGTCTACTTACAAAAACAGTACCATATTCGACAATAGCAGGAGTTGCTTCCCAATCTATTGCCTCCTTGACTTTGATACCGTTATATAGTATTTCTTTGTATCTGGTAGTAGACTTAGGTTGTTGTACAATGAAGAATGGATTAATTAAGTTGTATCCCTGTACTTCGTACCCTGCACCGTTCCATATAACCTTAACGCCACTATAAAAGAATTCTCTATATGAAGAACCTTTATGTAAATTTAGGTGATAATCTTCTTCAGGAATAAAGTTATTACCTTGTTGTACTTTTAATGTATCGGCTAAGAAACTTAGATTTGTTTTGTTTGCAAACCCTCCTAGTTTTAACATTACTTGAGGAGTTGCATATCTAATCTTATCATATAAATTAGTAGTCAAATCAATATTATCTTGCAATAGATTTTCAACTAAAATATGTTGGAAACCATAACGTACATGGAATGTACCGTCATTGTATTCTCTATGGAAATATAAATCTTCTTTACGTGTACGACGGTTTAAGGTAATATTAATGCGTTGACTGTTAAAACTGTCAATGCCCGATGACTCTGGCTCCCAGCATTCTTCTACCCAGACGTTAGGCTGTACAGAATAATGCCACTGACTTTGTGCCCATGCGTATTCTGGGCTACGAATCCAGGTCATTTCCTGATTGCCCATATCACCAAATTCCCAATCATATTGAGCTTGCTCTGCACTAGGAGCTTCACAAATGCCTGCGGTTACTGGATCTAATAATTCTCCATTTTCGTCTACGGGTATATTTGTAATATCTCTACGAACAAGCAGATCAACATTTATACTAGGAGGCTCTGCAATGTTACCGATAGCTAACGCATTTAATAAGGCCGCACGTTTGCCGCCATCGATCCAATCATAGTAAGTGTCCCACCATGTAGGTTTATTAGTAAAGCCAAGCATTTCCCATGGATGTGTATGAGGGCGATCAGTATCAAACATGTAACGATACATGTCTCTCCAACTTCCGTGCTCGCTTACTGCACGATAGTTCCAGGTAAAGGGATTTTCTTCTCTATAAAATTGTGCATTACTATTATCGTTTACGCCATTTTGTAAACGCCATAATCTATAACGGTCGCCGACATAACTATAGCGTTGTTGCTTGTTATATCTAGTAACTCTCATTGCCCCTGGTTCATATTTTAGCCATTTATTTCTTTCATGTCTAAAATTACTGAATATATTGTTATAGATACTCTTTTCTAATTCTAAAATGACATCGTCTCTATAATCACCAAATGCAACAATCATACTACCGTCATGGCATATAATAAAGTTTGTATCATTGGTAACATCGTAATATAACTCAGGAGTATACACTCCTGTTAATCCCAACTTAGCAGTAGAAACAGGAACATAACAATTTCCTAGATTACTTGCAACAATAATTTTAATTGATGTTCCCACAGGCACACTGGTTAATATCGAAACGCTAGTGTTGGTTAATGTGTAATCTCTATCGATTAATAATTGAACATCGTTGGCATATACATATACATGATCTCTATAAGGATCAGTAATGTCAATGGTTGTTCCTAAACTAAATGTTAATACTGATTCTGCGGTATATGTCTTGATAACCTTTGCATCAGAATCTACATAGTAGATCATATCGCTAAATGCAAAAGGAAAATCTCTATTTTTACCTACATTAATAGCAATTAAACTTTCGTACACTAATTCTCTAGCAGTTTTACTAGTAACGTCTAATGTTGACTCTAGGCTAGTTAGTTTGTTAATAAACTTTTGACGGAATAGTTTATTTTGTTCGGCGCCATATTGTAACACGTTATTAGGTAATGTTGCATTGTTGCGTAATAATACACCTAGCTTAACCATTGGGTGTACTTGTTGTTGAACTACCCAACCAGTACCAGTATCTCTAAATAACTTGTGATAGTTATTTGAGCCGTAGCCGCTTCCTTCAAAGTTTGACTGATTTGTAATTTTACTCTTAAAGTGACTTAGTATATCACTGTAAGTAAACTGTTCTACTTTTTCATTATTAGGATTAGCCTCAAGGGTGCTATGAATAGCATATGAACCTGCAGGTGTAGCTGATTCAAACAATACTTCAATTAAATCATTAACTGCTAAATCAGCAGTGACATTAATTTGTAATCCTGTATAGTTGTTAACTAATTCAGTTGTGTAATCAGTAGTGTCCTTACCATTGACTCTAACTTTAAATGTTCTAGTATCAGTTTTAGGATCAATGATATTGATATAACCAGAAATTCCGGCAGTACTGTATTGCCACATTCCTACATCTTGCGGTGTACCGTATACTACACTACCTTCGTTAGCAACTCCAGGTGGAAGCAATCCATTTAGTTTTACATTGAAGAATTCTTGTCCTGTATAATTGTATATTACGAATTCTTGTCCTGCGGCAAGAGTAAGTGTATTTGTGGACCAATCAAACAACTCCCATTCATTGTTTTTACTTAACGAATAGAATCTAATTTTTCCCTCTTTTAGTGTTGCCGCAAATACATACCATGCGCCAGAGTCTGCCGGCACAATAATACTATTTTGAGAAGTTACATCTTCTACAATTTTGCCGACACGTTGATATGTTTTAGGAGGTTCGGCATTACGTACCCAACCGTTTTCGTACTTAGAAGTATTAGTAAATCCATCTACCGTTTTCCAGTAATAATTACCCGGTATAGCATCGCGAGTACCTTTACTGCCTTTGTAATAGTTACTATTAGAAGCAGTATTTGTAAAGGTTAAGTTAGTAAAGGTTTTAGAGAAAGGACTAGTGTTTGATACTATATCATAGTTAGAGCTTTCTAACATTACATTTAGACCAAGTTCCTTGTCGTAGAAGTTACCTTCTGTGTATTGGAATAACGAGGATCCTCTAAAATCGTTGTCTGGATATTTTATTTCGTCGTCTAATCTTACACCCTCTGCATCGTACATAACAAACAACGGTGGCTGATTTCTGGTCATTTTATTTTGACCAACATACCAGTCAGTACCATTCCATGTTAATTCTAGATACTTGTACTCTGTACCATTTTGTATAAACAACTTTTGACCTACTTCTGGAGCAGGCCATGATTCTGTGATTTCTTCCCAATAAAAACCTGTACCTTCAGTAATCTTATACAAACGAATTAATTTATTGTTTAACTGCGGCTCAGGACTATTAATGAATAACACTTTTGCGCCGGGGAATACATCTACGCCGTCAACTGTAACAGATGTTTTTAAACTAAAGTCGCTGATCTTTCCGCCGTACCAAACAAAGTCTGCTTGAATGTCAGACATGAAAGATCCTGCATTGTATAGTTGAGTATCTTTCTTAAATTCAATAATAGGTCTATTACCTCTATCAGCTAAGGTAACATAGTCTGCGTGGTTAAGACCTAAATAATTGTATACATCTTTAATTGTATCAATATGATACCAATTATTAATTCGGCTCCATGCGTTTTTGTCGACCGAACCTCTTTGTATTACTACATATTCTTTTTCTGCTGGCGCGGGCTCTGAAGTATCAAATTTCTTGCGATCCCATGGTACAGAATCCCATGGAACTGGAGCCATTAAACTACCTGGGATACGTGCATCCATGTACTCTGCAGGTATAAGCATAATAGATTCGCCAACACCCTCTACAATAAAATACGTAGGCTCGGCATCTTCGTTGGTGCTCATTAGTTCTGCACCGTCTTGGGTCAGCAACGGATTTCCGTCTTCATTAGTAATTACAGGATTCTTTTCGCTTACGTACCAATTTGGAATAACTAAACCTTGGGGATCTGCTCCATTGTTAATAAAATAGACTTTCATCCCGTTCTGGAACGTTATAGTTTTTCCGTTGCGTTGCACCGGCGTAGTATAGTTAATTTTGCCAATGATGTCTGTTTCAATATTAATGTCGCCTTCGATCATAATGCCAGGAAGGCCTAATTTCATCCAATTGTAGCTAGTAAAGTTAACAAATTTATCATAGTCTACAGGAGGAGTATAGCTGTAATATTCGCTATCAAATTGATCAGGTTTAGTTAGCGGCCAGTTTACTTTAAGCTCTTGAATGATATCGTCATAGGTTAATGTAGATGTGATGTTATCATCGGCATCCTTTGTTACTATACCTACTTCTAATTGATAGTCAGAACGGTCTTGTCTTGATTCTTTTAAATAAAAATCAGTGGCCGGTTTATAAACTGTTCCGCTTTTTTTACCAACATATAAGTTAACTTGTTCTTGAGCACCTTTACTAATTAACTGATCTAAAGTGTTTCTTAAAAATTTTACATTTCCGTCTGTTTTATAGTATTGAGGCAAGAAATTACTAGATACTGTATCTACAACTTTACCTGAGCCTTCCCCAGGTACTGTATTATTAACGGGTACTACTGGAGTAGCTGAAAAACGATTGTTGTCCATCTATCTTATGCCTTTATTTGCTTAATTGCAATGTCGCTAATTTGACTGATAATTTGAATATCATCTACTGTTGCACAACTGGCAAACAGTTCATCAACTGCGGCTCCTACTTGAAATAAGTCGCCAAAACTAGAATAACTACCTTGTGGTACTAATACCACAGAACTAATTGCACCAGCTAACTGTGTATGTATATATGCGGCTAATTCTGTAAAATAAAATGTCTCGCCAAATGTCCAATTCTTAATATCAAAGAAGCTTTCAACAGCGGCTAGTACCTTAGAACGAATCTCATTGTCTGTTCTGCTAGTACCAGGCATCTTAATTACTTTAAACTTAGCTTGTAGACTTGCATCTGCACCTTGACCAAACAGTAACTTGTACTTTGCTGGACGGAATACGATTGTATCACTAGAAGTTTTAACTCGCTCTAAGTCCGCAAAGTCTGCATATAGTGTTGCCGGAGTAGGTGGTTGTGGTCTTGTTGCTTCTATTGCACCGTTCTTAACCCATCTACGGAAATCTGTTTCATAATTTTGTGTCAACACAAAAATATCAATAATGTTTACTTGTGCAGGATCAATACGCTGATCTGTTTCTGCAACGTGGTGCCAATGAGCTTTTAGTCCCTTACGGCCACTGTACTGAGTTCCTGTATTAGTATTATTTGGTGTTGCATAAGTAATGCCGTTAACTGTAACTGGTGATAGATAAATGGTTCCGGTTTCTACTAGCTTCTTGAATGCGTAAGGATCGTCCGGCATATAATCACTGTTATCGTCAGCAATGCCAACAACAATCTTAGTGTTATCTGTCCAGCCGTCGCTGTATTTGTAATATCTATCGGTTTTAAACTTAAAGTCTTTTGAATAGAACGGTACTTGCAAACCAGGCGGTGGATTAATGCTAAGAATACTAATAGTATCTTTTTCTATCTTTTTCATTTTTGCATCAAACGTTTTTCTAAAGTTTTCGTTAAAGAAACGTATTTTTGCTTCGCTACCTATAATGTATCGCACTACCTTACTGGTCAACACGTATTGTCCGTCTTGATATGCAACCTTAATCATCCAACTATTATCTTTGAATAATCCTTCTGCATTACCAGCATTGGCTAATCCAAAAAACTGATTAACTCCAATGTCATTAACGTTTACAACTTTATATGTTTGAGTGTTATAGTCATAACGAATAGCAAAAGTGTTTCGTTGGTCTAAGTTATTTTTAATTGCATCATATTCTGCAGGTCCAAACTGTTGTTTAAATGTTGGAATTAATCGTCTTATGCGGGCGCCACTGGTAATAGTTTTATTAAGGGCAATAACACCTGTACCGTCTGCTTTTAGACCAGTGCTTTGACCTTCAGAAGTATCTAAGCCTAGGCCGTTGCCATATACGCTACTAATGCCAACCCATTCGATTTTAGCTGTATTGTCGTACGGAGCATAAATTACTTCAGCAACTGCGCCAGGTTGTAGTTGTCTATCTTTGCCTGTGGTTGCTTTGCCAACTTTGATAGGCTTTCCGTTGCGTGACCAGTAACCGGTAGAAACTCCGTAGCCAACTGTTTGTCGCTTCCATTCAACGTATTCTAGATTTTGTCCAGGGATACTTGCGTCATTAGTACTAATATCTATAGCAGGGTAATTGTCGTAGTACAAGTTCAATACTTCAGAGTTAATTAACAATCCTTCGATAGCTTGAACTATTAAATCTCTAACAAAGAAACCTTGGTTAACAGTTTTGAATGTAGTATTGTATGTGTTCTCTTTATAGATATACATATCATCAGTAAAGATGTCTACACTTTGATAAGTGCCCGTCGGATCAACAATATTTTGATACCTGCTAAATCCACTGTGTACTCTATTAACTGCTTTAATCTTTAGGACGTTGCTGTTTTGTGTAACAGGATATACTGTATAGTCTTGTGCAGTAACCATGCGATCTTGGCTGTAATATACATTAGGAGCATTTTCTCGGATACTAGTTAGACTTTCTGTAGGAGTACTATTGTTGACAGGGATTTCTAAGTCGGCAGTAAATGTAATACTCTGCTGACGGCCACCCTTGTCAAAATACTGAATATCCCAAGTGATATTTTTCATATCATCTGGGCGAATCATATACGTTTGGCCGTTGCTTGAACGAGACCATACGCGGAAAATGCCGCGTGGAACGTCACTGAATAATCCATCGCCAAACTTGATACTTATTTGGTCGTTTTCTCTAGTTATTACAGAATAAACTTTACGTTGACCTTGTTCAATGTTATTATAGATAATGTTGTTACCAACTAGATTAGGAACTTTGGTCCATGTTTCTACTAATGTACCATTGTCGTTAATTTTTTGAACATGTACATCATTTTCGTTGATCATTGAGGTGTCAATATCTACTACACGATTCTCAACGTAATCTGTAATATAAAAATCTTTTTTGTTTAATGTACCTTGTTTGAACAGTACAAAGAAACCGGTATTAACGCTAGTATTACCTCTACCATCATTACGATAGATAATATTCCAAGGTGCAAAAGGATCTGGATTAGCTTCTTTATAGTAAGCTAAATCTTCAAAGTCGCTGTTACAGATTTCAAAGTTATCCTCAGCACCGCCAACGGTTGCACTGAATGAAACAGTAACTTGGTTGCCCGGTACGGAATTTAAATTATACAGTTGCGTTGTTACTCCCGAAACATTACCTGACTTAACAGGACTACCAAATAAGTGGTTAACAGGTAATGCCGCATTGATTACTGCAACAAATTTTTCAAAACTCTCAGGATCGTTTGCACCACCCCATTGAATCACCTTGTTACTTAGATTGTTACCTTGACTGTCTAATATATTTTCTGTTGTTTTGATTGATTTAATTTTTAATAAGCCAGATGCGGCCAAGTTACGTTTAGGGTTGTAGCTTAGGAAACGTGCTAGACGTAAAATACTTTCTTTACGTTCTGCTGTATCAATAAAGTTTTCGCGGCTATTTAGATCAATACGGAATGCTAAGTTTTGTCCTAGGAATGCAACCAAGTCAATGAGCGCAACGAATTCACTGGACTGGATCCAGTCGTTGAAATCTTCAGGATAGTTTAATCTCACATAGGAGATCATTGCGTCACGTAGAGTATCAAAGTCGTATGCCTTAAAATCAGCATTACGGAAACTTTGATAAACTGCTTTCCAGTCCTCTGCCGCAAACAGGTTATCTTGTCTTTGAGCCTGTGCCATTATCTAGCCTCACTTCTTGTTTTATCAAATTCTACAACTAACATATCAGTCAAATCCTCAGGAATATATAGTAGGTTAATAGTTAACGTAAATCCACTGTTTTGTTCAGTTAGGTCAATACTAATGGTAGAAAATCTAACATCTTCTGAAACAATACGAATTATGTCATCCCTAATAACTTTTTGTATGGCAGGCGTTAACGGATCAAACAAATAGTCCCATACGATACAACCAAATTCAGGAGCCATTACACGCTCGCCTTTTTTAGTCATAATTTGATTCAACAGGTCTTGTTTTGCTAATGAAATATCATACAGTCTATTACCTGCTGTTAATGTTGAAAAACCTTTGTATCTAAACTTAGCCATATACCATATTTACCAGTAAAATTATCTTATATTTTAATGCAAAGTTCGATCGGAAGATCTAATAGAATCTGTTAACTCAGTTATTTCATCTTCGTGTAAAATATGTTCGTTTACTAATTCTACCATTTTCTTAAAAACCATTACGTGCTGTGGCACCGATGTCCCTGTAGAATCTACAGGATAAACCAGTTCAACCCGACCGTCGGCTTTAATAATAATGCCGCAGTCTGTTGCATCACATTGATATCCTTGAGGATTTTCCATCTTGACAAATTAAAAATTTGATGTTATACTATATTTATTGGTGTTAATTTTGGAGGTTTTTGCACTATGTCTATGCACTTAGAGGGTCCTTGGCTCAGTACTACGGGCAAGAAAAAAGGTAAGAAAAAGTTCAAAAATGCTGAAGAAGCACGTAAATCTCGCGAGCTTGCAGAGTCATGGGAACGCATTAAAAACGCCCACGGAATTAAAGAAGAAAAGAAGCGCAAGCAAGCCCTAACTGCTCCTTTACTGTCTACACCCAAAACATACATTCGTGATACAGGACCAAAAATCCCTAGTCGAGATCCTGCAGACATGAGCCCTTGTCTCAAGTCACCAGACAAAGTCTATACCGGTACTGCTATAAAAGGTATCGGTACAATGCACAAGTCAAATGCTGTACCCATCTTTACCGATGAGCAAGCCGTGGAAATTTCAAGTATGCGGAGATAATATGACAACAGAAATTCGTCCAACTTGTATCAACTACGGATGTGACAAACCTGTTACATATTCCGGTAAAGACGAGCAAGGCAATAAACGCTATCGCATTCATTGCGGGCATTGTCAAGCCGCAAGCTACGGAAAATACCCCCATGCCGCAGGGGTAACTCCTTTTAAAACCGGTAAGTGTAGTAACACCGACGGTCATCTAAATTTCCCATGCCCCCTTGACTATTCTAAAATTCCAGAGTGGGCCAAGGGGATGACAGAAATCGATCATAAGGATCGAGACAGAAATAACAATGACCCGTCTAATTTAGAAGAACTATGTCCTATTTGTCACAAACTAAAAGGACAGCTAAATGGTGACTTCAATCGTATGAAAGGTAAATCATGAAACGTACTAACATTAAAGATGGCTTTGGGGGCGAAGTAGCATTTACAAAGTTTATCGCTAACAATCCCGAAACATCTACTCGATTACTTAATGCCCTTGATTTGTCCTACGAAGACGGATATAAAGTCACCCCAGAAGAACACACAAGCCACAGTAAACGAGTAGACCTTGTTATTCGTGACAGCGATGACGAAATAGTATTATGCGTTGAAAGTCAAGATGCATCTGGGTGGCTAGATGCCGTTCATGCTAGTAAAATTACCTATTACATGTATGATAAAAAATGTGACGACGGAGTCCTTATATGCGAAGATGCCGACGAACATATCAAAGGTTATGTTAAATGGGTCAACGAGAATACACCATTGCGTGTTACATTAGTAAGTGTTTTAATCTTCCAAACGGCAAAAGATCTGCATTGCGAATTTGTCCCTCTTATTCGTCCTACTCAACTTGCCGATAAGAAAGTTGTACGTAAGAGTGCTACTGTAAATGAAATTGACCAAAACAAAGCAGATCATCTACAACAGTTGTTTAATGACAACAGCGGATTATTTACTAACGTAACAGGTCGATACTGTAGCAAAAATAACGTAGGCAATACTGGTATGAACGTTGGTATTGTACCTTACAAAACCGAAGGCTACTTTGTTGACATTTGGCATGCTGGTAAATCAGATACGCCGACCTTTAGAAAATCGTTTACTGATGTTTGTGTTAAAAACGGACTAGATGCTAAATTCCAAAAATCTCGAGCATACGTTAACGGCGACAAAGTACTAGCTACTGCTGATGCCGTTAATGTGTTTAAGATCTTTGTGTCTGCCTTAGAGAACAAAGAGATCTATGAATAACCCAGTATCGTTAGAATGGGATAATAACCCTCACATGGAGCATTGGAACGAAGTCTGCATTTGGGTTATAGAACAGTTCGGGTTACCCGGAGACAAGTATACCACAGAATTGAACGAAAAGGTCATGACATGGTACTTTGCCGACAAGAATGATCAATTGATCATGTCACTTGTTTGGGGCAACGATAGAAAATTTAACGGAGCCAAATAAAAAGCCCCGAGGGGCTTTTTATCCTACTGCTCTTATTAGCTCATCTGGCCAATTTAAGTATTCATTCCAGGCCGGATCCTTGATATGAATATGGGTTCTGCGTACTAACTTCGCCATTTCCCAATATGTAGGAGCTCGAGGCTCGTTTAACGGGTCGATAAGCTGTGTACCTTTTAAGAAGTTACAGGTAACACAAGCAGTAACAACGTTGTCCCATGTAGTTTCTCCTCCTTTAGAGCGAGGCATTACATGGTCAAAAGTTAAATCCTTGTGTTCAAATTTCCCGCCACAGTATTGGCAAGTATGACGGTCGCGCAGATATACCATCTTGCGGTTAAACGCAACAGTATATTCTGGTTTAATGTATGTGTTAGTCACAACAATGCTTGGCACAGGAAATGCCAAATGCTGACTATGTACTACCCAATCATCGTAATTTTTGATTACTGTGACTTTGTCGGAAAATACCGCCTTTACTGCGGTTTGCCAATCAATTACACTTAATGGTACTAAGCATAGTGGGCTGTAGTCTGCGTTCAAAACTAATGTGTCTGACATAATTATCTCTTTACAAATGATGCAAGTGAGTGTAAAGTGTTTATTGTAGCATCAACTATATTTAACATCTACACCGATTGGATGAATATGGCAAAAACAATTAAAGCAGGCGACAAAGAATGGACCTGGATCGAAGGACCTGTATTGTTTAGACGAGCCGCGATAGAAATCGACGAAGCCTGCCCGGATATGTATAAGCAGATTCTTGTGCAATGTGTCAACAAGGGTTGGGTTAAACCTGTTGCATATTTGCCACAAGAAGAAGAGTTTTTGCAAACTTTAAGCGGTGTAATACCTAAGTAGTACAGCTAAAAATGTTGCAAAAAAGCCACAAAAATAGTGGTTGACCAAATATTCGTATTTTGCTATAATTATGGCATACGTTAACAAACAGGAGTCCATAAATGGCTTACATTTCCGCAGAAGATGTCAAAGCAATTCGTACAGAACTCAAGCAACACTTTCCTAAGTGGAAGTTCAGCGTTCGTAAGACCGGGGGTGGCCTGTCAGTTGATGTAACCGTTCAACAGGGCAATGTTGACTTTATTGAAGCATATTGTGCCAAGGGTGTTGATGCCCGCGAAGCAGAGTATGCTCGCAAAAACCGTTCCTTGCAAATCAACCAGTACTGGATCAAAGATCATTGGGGTCACAATAAAAAGGCTTGTGATGCTCTTACCAAAATTAACGAAATCATGCACAATGCTCCAGGCCGTGCAGGTGGTAAAAAGTTTTACGACAATTCGGACGCAATGACCGATTATTTTGATACTGCATTTTATACGCATCTGAGTGTTGGCGCTTGGAACAAGCCCTATACCGTGGCTTGACAATAAATCCAATTTGTTGTATAATATTGATATTGTAACGCAAAAGGAGTTCGAAAATGGCTAAACTGCTGATTACTACCCAAGTTTACGAAAACTATGCTTGGATGGAAGACGGCTCCTTGGGCACTGGCGAGAACGCCTATTGGAAGGCCAAGGGCGGTTCGGACTATGTGGTTAAGAACTTTAAGGATTTTGGTCGTGTTACTGAAGTCGTGAGGGCTCTGCGTTCGCAGATTGAATCCGACAATGATGCTTTCCGCGAGCATATTATCGACTGGGAAGTTGTAGCCGACGACTACCTCACTGAGTTCGAAAAGAGCCAGTTAGAGTACGAAGGCGTGATTCGTTTTGGTGCGAAAGAATTGGCTCTTGCTTAAGGTAACCATCATGGACAATTTTGATACTGAAATTCAATGCGACGAGTGCATTCCTGCACTTTATGAAATGACTCCCGAAGAGTATGCAGAGTTCTGCAAAGAATATAATGAGTGGCTAGATAAACATCAAGGCTACCGGCCGGAGAAAGAATATGCGTAAACCTTGGGAAGTTATTGCTAGCCTAGAAGCAGATAACAGCCGCCTAGTTAAAGAGGCAATTATTGCCCAAGAAGCCGAAGCTGGCAATACAGAGTTTTTTGAAGGTGCTTGTATGGCACTTGACTGCATGGTAACTTTTGGTGTTAAGAAAGTACCTACACACGGTGGACCTGATGGGCAAGGCTTACCCTGGTCTGCGTTCAAAGCACTAGCAGATGATCTTGCTAATCGCAATCTAACCGGTCATGCGGCCAAGGACGCCATTGAGCTTTGCCTAAGTGCCGCTAAACAAGACGAATGGAATAATTGGTATCGCCGCATTCTTATTAAAGATCTGCGTTGTGGTGTTAGTGAAAAAACTATCAATAATGTAGTAGGAAAAAAATATGCTAATTATAGTGTCCCTGTTTTTAGTTGTCAGCTTGCTCACGATAGTGCTAATCATGAGAGCAAAGTTGGCGGCAGAAAACTCATCGAAGTTAAACTTGATGGAGTGCGTGTCCTTACTATTGTATATCCTGATGGCCGTGTTGATCAATTCAGCCGCAACGGCAAAGAACTTGTAAACTTTGAGCATATCAAAAAGCAATTTGCAAAAACTGTAACTGGTATCACTGAGCCTGTAGTGTTTGATGGCGAAGTTATGTCCAGCTCATTTCAGGATCTTATGAAGCAAGTGCATCGTAAAAGCGATGTGTCTGCCGGTGATGCTGTACTGCACTTATTTGATTTTATTCCGCTGAAAGATTTTAACATCGGCAAGTGGGACCGCAAACAAGTAGATCGCTCTGCTAAACTCAGAGCATGGAAAGACTTGTGGGACGCAGAAACTCCTAACGTTGCTATCCTTGATCACGAAGAAGTAGATTTGGGTACAGCTGAAGGTAAGAAGCGTTTCAAAGAAATTAATGCCAAAGCTATTCAAGGTGGCTATGAAGGTATTATGATTAAAGATCCTAATGCCAAATACGAATGTAAACGCACTACCAGCTGGCTCAAGCTCAAGCCTTTTATTGAAGTTAGTTTGAATGTTGTTGGTGTTGAAGAAGGCACAGGCAAGAACGTAGGTAAGCTAGGTGCAATTATTTGCGAAGGTCATGATGACGGTAAGGACATTACTGTTAACGTAGGTTCGGGCTTTACTGATGACAATCGAGATCAATATTGGGGCAACCGTAATAAACTGTTTGGACAGGTTGTTGAAGTCCGTGCTGATGCAGTAACACAAAATCAAGATGGCACTTACAGTCTACGTTTCCCCCGTTTCCTTCGATTCCGTGGCTTTGAAGCAGGAGAAAAACTGTGAACGAACGATTAACAGAACTATATAGATCCTGTCGTCCAAAAGAAGCATTGGCTTCACAGGACGAATACAAGTCTGCCAATGTGTTGTTGGGCACCGAAGTTGAAAAGTTCGCCGAGTTGATTGTGAGGGAATGTGGTGTAGCCTTGAGTCCTATGTTGCGTGATATGGTCAGTCGTGGTCAAGCGTTTGATTTGATTAAAGAACATTTCGGAGTTGAAGAATGACAAAATATGCAGAAGTATGTTTAGATATGGACGAAGTTCGTACTGTATGGCAAGTTATGATTTTTGATGAGGACGATAACTTAGTAGAAATGCGGCCATTTCGAGACAAATCAGATGCCGAGGAATACGCAGAATTATTTGAGCTTAGGAGTTAACTATGGTAGTTGTAATTGTGTGGGCCGGATTTTGGTGCTTTGTATTTGCACCAGATATTATCGAGTTTCTTAACAAATGAAAAATAGTCATTTCCAAAATTGGTTGCGTAACATTTGGCTTGACAACTGCGCCGAGCACGAAAATTTTAACGAATTGCCGTATTCCATGAAAGAATACTTTGATAAGTATAAGTGGTGGCTGAGACGCGAATACAGGTTCCAAACTAAGAATGAAATACAGACTCAAAGACAAGTTTAATAGAGATTACAAAATATATCATGGTCCGTTAGATAACAGTCCGTGCTATAGTATGCATCTTATTGCATGGGCAGAAATGGTAGATAAAGGTTGGGCCCAACCTATTCAGGGCTGGCAGAGCACATCTAAAGTAGTTGCCGTTATAGATCCTGAATCAAATAAATGTGTAGGGTACCTTTGTTATCAAGACGGGGATGCCGAAACAGTATGGATTACATTGACTTCTGTTGTACCTAGTTACAGAGGCAGGGGCTTGCACAAAGCCATGTATGTATTATTTGAAAGTATTCAAGTTGAACGAGGGAAGAAATCAATCTCCAGCCTTGTACATGTAAATAATGATGTAGCCATTAAAAACGTAAAAGAAACAGGTAGGGAACTGCTTTACTACAAAGCATATAAAGAGCTACCAAGGGGTGGGTAATGAACTATTATCATTTACAAAAATCATACGCCGATGATATAGCAAAAATTAATGCTAAATTTAGCAAAGACATCGACGCAATGGTTGAACGAAGAGATACTGTAAAAAGAAACCATTATTGGGATCCTTTTACTATGGAAGTCCTAGAAGATTTAGGTACGGATCTAGAAATTATTAGAGACTTGTATACAGCAGGCTTGAGTGTTGATCACATCAATATATTTGTGTGCCGAGAAAAAGTCATGGGCGGATTGCATATTGATAGAGCACATGATCCTCGTCATGCAACCATTAACTTACCTTTACGAGGATGTAACGGGAGTAGAATGGTTTGGGTACGTGCCGATCAATATAAATTAGGTTTCTTTGATTATCGTAACGGGCCACGTGCAGGATTCCCTGAAGGAGCTAATCAAGCTGATCCTAAGGATTGGGAAATTATCGACGAGTGTGATGCCAGTGGTCCTACTGCATTTAAAGTAGATTTTTGGCATTCTATAGATAATCGTACTAATGAAAATTGCAGAGTTGCATTTGCTATTAGACTAGCAAACAATCCTGCGTTTGACGATGTAGTTCGATCATTGAACAATAATGGTTGCTAATATGGACAAAAATTTAGAAAACGCATATCAACTATACTGGGAACTAACTTCCCATCTTTCTAAAAATGAATATGACCCTACGGTATTAGCAGGAGTCATGCTAGCTCAGGCTATGACCATTTATAAAACTGTTCTATCTGATTCTGATTTTGACAAATTAGTAGACGGCATTGTAGAAAAGAAAGATAAAGTTCAAAGAATTGAACAACCAGTAATGCAATGAAACCACAAAAGCCAGCTAAAGGTGTACTCCTAGTCAATGACTGGGGCACCAGTAAAATGTACAAGGCCGTGTGCGAGTGTGGCAATGACGACTGTACACATACTATTGACATTGAAGCCGACAACCAAGTCACAGTAACCATCTATACTACCACTCGTACAAACTTCTGGAGCAAGTCACGCTGGTTCCATATTTGGCGTTTGTTGACTCGCGGTTATACTGACTTTGAGACTACAATTATCCTTAACAAACAGAGCGCACTAAACTATGCAACAACCATTAAAGAAGCTGTCAGCGATGTGGAATCACTCAACAGCGGGAATATTTCTTCGCGTAACAAAGTTAAGGATAAAGTACAAGATGAAAAAGAAACAAGCAATTAAAGATATACTCTACGGCAGTATGGTAGAGATGATGAACAATAAATCATTCTTCTATAAAAGTAGTGTTGGCCTTAAGTATAGTAATTGGACCGATGATGGTAGGAAACAACTAGAAGAATTACTATCAAGTATTACCTTAGACATACTAGAAGCTGAAGAAGAACTTGTTAAAGACAAAGCAAAAGAAATGTTCATCGAAAAGCTAAAAGGCTAATTACCAGCCTGCTCTTTTCTTAGCTTCTTGCCACTGACGTTTTTGTCTTTCAGTTGGCGTTCCAATAATAGGTTTATATCGTCCAGGACCCACTTCTGGTCCTTTAATAGGTGCACCTGTACCGCCTTCAATCTGACGTTTAACAACTGTCTTGCCTGTATTTTCTAATGCGGCTTTAGTTATGCCTTGGGGATAACTGCCAGCTTTTAATACTTGTACTTCTTTTAATCTACGACCGTTTTCAGCTTTACATTCTGTCATGCCTTGTGCAACGGCATCCCAGTTACCATCGGCGCCCCACTCAGATATACTTTTACCTTTGTATTGTATACCACTAAAACCACCTACACCCATGTTGTAGCATCCACTGATAATTGCATCAAATTGCGGCTGGGTCATACATTTTGTTTTACTCCAACGACTTTTAACACTCTTTTCAAATGCCTGTATGTCTTGTAGGAACTTATTGTATGCTTCGTCGTATGTTAAGCCGTTGTCGAACTCCCCAGGTTTGTCATGAGCAATACCAGGTTGTTGTAAATGTCCAAAACCAATACTGTTATATCTATAATCCCAGTAGTCGATAGGACGATAACTTTCGAGACCTAAAATAAAATCTACACCTTGCTTGCTGATGTGTAGTTCTTGTAGTGGCTTACAAGTGATATTGTCAACGTTTTCGCTTGGATTAATGTCATCTGTGTTAAGGGGTTCGCTAGATGCGTTAGGGTCAGAAGTTGGTGTAATAGCCGCATTTGATCCTGCAAGGGCAGGAGGCGGTACGTTAACGTGTCCTCTCCATGGTTCGTGTTCTGGCACACGACTGGCAACACTATTTCTAATACCGCTGTTAACTGCTAGGCCGTGTACTGTAGGAACACCAGGAGCTTCTCCATTGATGTGTGTTTCTGAGCCGGCTATAATTAACTTTTGGGCAACACCAATGTTACCAGTACCTGCGGCACTTAGTTTCCAGTCTCCGCCGGCGGCCATGTTAATGCCTGCACCTGCTTCGATGTTAACGTTACCGCCTGCACGTATATTAAAGTCACCGTTAGTGTGAAAGTTTATACCGCTATCGCTGTAAGCATCAATGTGACCGTCGGCACTCAACTCAAACCATGCAGTACCATCTCTATTAATGATATAAACCATACCAAAGGCATCACTAATAAAAATCTGTGCGCCGTGTGCTGTACGTAATCTAATACCATTATTGTTGCCAGCATCATCCATTACAAACTGATGTTGTCCTGGTGTTAATAAGCCTACGACCTGACTCGGGCTTTCTCTATGTGCTCCGCTATCAGTTAAACCTCTAATATAATCTTTATCTAAACCTTGTTGTTGTAGTGCATCTGCTAGCGTGGAATGCTTAGGGCGCAAACTTGCATCATTATCTAAATCTCGTTTGCTCTTTTCAGCACTAGGCAATTCCCCTGTATTATCTCCTGCATATACCTTACCCCTAGGTAGCCCCGGAACAGAATAAGTATTTGCCTGCTGGAATAACCCGCCTATCCAAACACCCTTTGCAGTATCTCCGCTAGGAAATGCAACTATGACTTCATTGTTTAAGTCAGGGGGCACAGCCCAAAATCCATAAGCAAGTTGCGAACTAGTTTTAACATCACCACCTAATGATTCTGGATTAGTGGCTCCTGCAAAAGGACTGCAATAGCTTACCCAGATCCAATTAGAAGCATCGTCTGGGTTACCTTTCATCTCGGGCACCCATACTTGCAAGCGGCCCATGTTTAAATCATCTTTATTGTTTTTAACAATAGCAATATAAACGCCCGAGGCTGAATTAATTCTGCCACCGGGATCGTCTTTAAGATGACTTCTAACTTGTCCTGCTCTTACTGATAGTGCCATGGGTTACTTCTTTGCTCTTTTCTTTTCGTCTTCTCGACGTCGGTCTTCATCGCGAATTTCTTTTGCTAACTGTGCATCGCTCTTAGGAATAAATGCTGTAACAATACCCACATCTCTAATACCGTTTAGCGATTGCGAAAACTGTCCGTTGTTGGTAAATTTAGATTTCACTTCTCTTACAACATAATATCCGCTAATCATATCATTTCGATCAAACGTCATTACTCCCGTAGCAGGATCATATGGTTGCGGTGTGTTTACTGTTATGTAAAAATAGTTTGCACCAACTTCAAAATTAGCGGCCGTTTTCATTAAGCTATTATTGCCGTTTTGTGCTTTCAATACCCTGTCTTTAATAATGCTATTAGGAACTCCGAACCAATAAGGATCTCCAATGATATCTACATCAATGTTTACTAGGTCTGCACTTTGTTTTAGCTGATTAAAAATGTATCCAAAACTACCTCGGCTCTTACTAAAAGGGCCTTCAACACCTTGCTGTGTTTCATTTCCTGAATCGTCTTCGTGGAATCTAACTTGGAGGAACCCAGGATCTACAGCGTCGTCTTTAAGAATTTCTTGACTATCTGTGTATTTCATCCTTGGATCAATACGAAGTTTTGTTGGGTCTGCTCCTTGTGGAGTAATGCCCGTTCTTGCCAGAGGGCCTAGTCTTTTCTTTTTATCTGCTTGTTCTTGAGTAAACACTGATCCTAATTCTTTGTTTTCTGCTGTCAGTTTATCTATCTTAGACTTATCACCTGATTCGCCTTTAAGCTCTTCTTTTTTAAGTTCTTGTGCGTTACTGGCCCATCGTGTTCTTGCCTCGGCCGCAGTTAGCTCACTTAAAGGTTTAGGTTTCTTAGGGTCGTTCTTAATTTTATCTCCATACTGTGCATTATCCATAACACTATCGGTAGGAGGTATAGCAGACAAGTAAGCATTGTTTAGCTTGATAGAAAAGTTCATTACAGAATTATTAAGTCCTGTATAAAAATAATCATAACGTTTTGCTAACAACTGTATATTTTTTTCTTTTTCTGTTTCACGTTTTTTTCTCAAATTCTCTATACGTTTTTTAGTAACAGCTTTAGCATCCTTACCTGCAAATTCATCTTGATCGCTAGGAGTCATGATTTGTGGTGTAATACTAGGAAAAATAAAGTACGTTACTTTTCTACCCCAGTCACGGGTAAAGAAATCGTAATCAGTAAAGTCACACCAAGTTTGTACTCTAAAGAAACTGTACAAGTCAGCCGCCACAGACGGATCGGTGCCCTTCTTTTTATCTTTTAGATCGCTGTTTGGTGCTTGTGTTGATTTATTATTTTCCTTTCGGAACTGTTGAAAGTCGTTGGTACCTGCTAGAATAATATTAATCAATCCTAATATGCCAGTGCCTTCACGAAACGTCGGCAACGTCTTACCATCTGACGTTTGTACTTTTTTATTTTGAGAAATAGTGCCTGGATCAAAGTTAGCAAACGGCATTTTAGCAATTTCGTCATCTACCTTAAAGATATATTCATTAGGTACAAATTTTGTAATACCAATATTAGACTCTTCTCTTTTGTTTAATGCTGTTTCTAGTCCTTTAAAGTATTCACCAACAGTGGTACTAGGAACGTTAACAACTGCACGTAAATTTTCTACAATACTTTCTGTGGCACCTTCTTGTGTTAATACAAATTGTACTCTGTATTCGCCGCCCTTTTCAGTAACGGTCATTTCTACTTTAGTAAATGCAAGGCTCCAAATATAGTACAGTCCTGGAATAAACTTGCTGTCACCGGTCGTAGGATCAGTGCCTTTAAAAGTAACTTCTAAAAAGTATCTTGCTTGAGTGTGATTAGGAATACGAAGGAAAGACGCTGTCTTAACTAGTTTATCTAAAAATTTAACTCCAGATGGTTCAACAATAGTCATACTACCGCTATGACCAAACGCACCCTGACTTTTGTCGCTCCATCCTACAATGTGTTTGAGTTCGCAATTATCTATAGAGAATTCTGTAGTCACACCTGTTTCGGCAACTACTACACCTTGTGTAGGATCAAAGTCTCCTGCAAGGCTAGGATTAATCATAGTAAGTCTTAGATAGTAACTAAAACTTTCATAGTTCATTAATACATTATCTCTAAATACGGCCTTGTCTGCTAATTGTGCATCAATATCTGCTACACCGGCGGTTTTGTCTGTACCTGAATCATAACGTTCTTTGGCTTGATCTAGTCTAGACGACTCATCTCTAATAGAAGCAGACCAGCGATTTTTTGCGGCATTCTTTTTAGCTTCTTCAGGATTTGACGGAGGCTGGCCATTTTGGCCTAGAGTTCCGTCTGCTCTGGCCTTGTCAATAGCTTGTTGTTTTTCGGCCTCTTTACCTTTGGCCCATGCGTCCATTAATCCCATTATAGTAGTGCCTGTGCTCGTTCTTTGCTTAATAATTTAATCACTGTACCAGATGTAAAATCAAAAACAGGGTCTTTAAGAACATCTGGATTTAGAGCCGAAAACACCCACCACAATCGACTAGACCCGTATGCTTCGTATGCAAGCAGATCTGGCCTGTTATGGTACTTTGCATCTATAGGTGCTTCAAATTCTGTACCGTCGGGTGAGATAACTGGTAGATTTGCAATGTCTAAATAAAATTTGTATACCTTAGTATCTGTGTAAGGACTAGAGTTTAAATATTCCATTTAGATGTATCCTTTTTTCTGTTTAATTAGATTTCCGTTAGCAAAGTCTTTTAATGTAAAGTTGTTTTTAATGTCATTCATTGGCATGTTAACTAATAGGTTAACAGTAATATCCATCTTGATAGGCATATTAATTTCACTTCCACCTACTGTAAACTTAACGTAGTCAACTTGATTATCATATACCATGTTAAAATCTGTAATAACGATAGGAACATCTCTAAACATAGCATCTCCGTAAGCACTAAAATTAAGTACAGGAGGAGGGCTACCTCTATTAGGATCTTTAACACCAAAACTCATCTTAGTAACAGTCTTAAAGAAATGTGTTACGGCAAACATATACTTTGCATCTTCTTCTGTTGTTGCTGTAAATGTTGCATTATTAATAGAAATAACAGGGTTCTTTGTTCTAGCATAAATTTGTGGTTGATAATTTGTGTGAACTAAGTTAAATGGTTGCCATTCAGACTGTACGTTATATGTAATCTGAGGAGTAAACGGAAATACTACACCGCCAAATTTTTGCAATGGTGCTAATAACGGACCGCTAAGTAAAGGATCTCTTGCACCTCTTTTTAATAATATACTGGCACGTCTATCAGCCATTTTGTGCTCCTAGTTTTTCGTTGAACAACGTGTAAATGTCTTGATTAAAGTTGCCGTATAAATCTGTAACAATCTTCATGCGTGTTTCTTCGTTTGCGTTTGCATATAGTTCTCTAATTTGTGTCGCTCCTGTTGCTGGCTTACCTGCTACGGTAAACGGAAACGTTTCAGATACAATAACGTATCCGTGTTTAGCAAATGGCTGGTATTCTTCTGTTCCTGAAAAAGGTTGTAAATAGCTAGGTGATCCGTCCTTCTTGGGTTTAAAACTGAAACGAGGATCAGTTTCCATATCTTTTTGGCTTACTGCAAACACAAGGATTACTTTTTCAGGATCATATTTTTCAGTAATTTCTACGGGTTGATAAGGTACTCTGCATTGCACGATTGCTTGGTTAGGTACACCTGTAGACAGCATCATTTGCTTCTTTTCTTCAAAGTTAAATGGGCTTTTTGGTAGTTCAACTTTATTACTAGTAGCAATAAAAACGGGGCTAGAGCGAAATTGTTTCACTAAACTGTCGTAAACCTTACGATGCCCTATGTGAAAAGGCTGGAAACGACCAGGGTAAACTACTAAAAACTTAGATTCGATTTCATTGAGACGCATAGAACTTTATCCTTATCACATATTTATGGCGTTAAATTTTTACCGTTTTTGCGAATAAAACGTTGACTTTTGTGTTGCTAATCTGCTACAATAATCTTATGACCACAACTAAAAAAACAGTATATTTAGGTAACAAGGACATTTTAAAGGAAATCCATAAAAGTAAGATGACTTACACATGGTGTATGGACCAGCAGTATTATTACTACGACCTTATTGTTCCTAACCTAGACATGCTAGACAACGAACCAAACACACCGACAGCTAAATGGGAAAACGGGCCATTAGCCGAAGCTCGCAAAACACGCTCAGATCGTGTAGGCGCAGAGCTTTGGGAGCAGGCCGTAAAAGAGTGGGAAGCTAGGGGTAGCAAGGGCGAAAAGCCTAAGCTGATAAACTTTAAACCAGACCCCGAATCATTTAATCTAGAAGACCTAGTATTTCGCGTAACCACATTTGATCATATTCCCCAAGAGCCTGGACGTAAAAACAAACCTAAGTTAATTAGTGATTATCACGCAAAGATTAACTTTCCGCCATATAAGCATTATGCTAAAATAAAAGGTAAATGGGAGGAAGTAGCCCGTAGCCACTGGAAGGGTACACCCGATGACGGAGAATTTTGTGTAGACCACGGTAAGACAACCAGACGACTAGCAGAAATGTATATCAAACTCTGCGAACGTTACAGTATGCGCTCTAACTGGCGTGGTTACACTTATGTAGAAGAAATGCGCGGACAAGCATTATTACAACTAAGTCAAATCGGTCTACAGTTTGATGAATCAAAATCAGAAAATCCGTTTGCTTATTACACGGCCGCAATCACTAATAGCTTTACTCGTATTCTTAACATTGAGAAGAAGAATCAAGTTATCCGCGATGACCTGTTAATTGAGTCAGGACAAATGCCTAGCTACACACGCCAGCTAGAACACGAAGCCGCAATGGCCGAAGAACGTGAACGCAATAATGCACTAAAGGAGCCAGTTGAAGATGGAAGTACAACCTAAGGACACAAGCCGGGGACATTTTTATGTTAGTCTTGCTAAAAGTTTTATTCGCATAGGAGCAGGTTGCTGGCTGATGACAGGAAACTTGCTAATGGCAGGCGTTTGCCTTATACTAGCAGAAGTGCTAGGCATTGTTGAGGAACTGGTATGAGTAATTTGTTTAAGAAGGTAGCATGTTTCACAGACATTCACTTTGGTATGCGACAAAATAGTCGAGCACATAATCAAGACTGTGAAAACTTTGTTAATTGGTTTTGCGAAACAGCAAAAGCAGAAGGTGCCGAAACCTGCATCTTCTTAGGCGATTGGCACCATCATCGTGCAACAGTTAACGTTAGTACCTTAAACTATACTGTTAGTAACTTAGAAACATTGAGCAATAATTTTAAGACTGTTTACTTTATTGCAGGCAATCACGATCTATATTACAGAGAAAAACGCGAAATCAACAGTCTTCCGTTTACTCGTACTATTAACAATATTGTTATGGTCAATGAGATTATGACTGAAGGAAATGTTACACTATGTCCTTGGTTAGTAGAAGAAGAATGGAAAGCTATGAAAGAGATTAAAAGCAAATATGTTTTTGGTCACTTTGAATTACCTAACTTCTACATGAATGCTATGGTACAGATGCCGGACCATGGCGGACTTAACCATCAACACTTCCCTAACCAAGAATATGTATTCAGCGGGCACTTTCATAAAAGACAATCTAGCGGCAATGTACATTATATCGGAAACGCTTTCCCACATAACTTTGCCGATGCAGGAGATGACGATCGAGGTATGATGTTGTTAGAGTGGGGTAAGAAACCAGAATATAAAACTTGGCCCGGGGCTCCAAAGTTTCGCACTCTTACCCTAAGTCAACTAATAGAAGACCCAGATAAACACTTAGACAGTAACACATTTGCTCGTGTTACTGTTGATGTAGATATTAGCTATGAAGAAGCAAATTTCTTAAAAGAAAACTTTTTAGAAACTTACAGTCTACGAGAAATCAATTTCATACCGTCTAAGAAAGATGAACACGCAACTGAATGGGACGGCGGTGAAATCAAATTTGAAAGTGTTGATACTATTGTTCTAAATCAGCTTACTGCAATCGATAGTGAAGTAATAGACAAGCAGATGCTAGTTGACATTTACAATAGTTTAGCGTAATATAGTAATCTATGATAACTGTAAAAAATATAACAGTCAAAAACTTTATGAGCGTGGGTAATGTAACCCAGGCTGTCAAACTTAATGAACACGGACTAACGTTGGTTCTGGGTAAGAATATGGACCTAGGCGGAGACGGCAGTCGTAACGGTACAGGTAAGACCACACTGGTCAATGCTCTGTGTTATGGTTTGTATGGACAAGCCATTACTAACATTAGGAAAGATAATCTTGTTAACAAAACAAACTCAAAAGGTATGTTGGTTACTATCGAGTTCGAAAAAAACGGACACAACTACAGAATTGAAAGAGGTCGCAAGCCAAACATCTTTAAATTCATCGTCGACGATAGCGAGGTTAATGACGCCGGTACAGATGAAGGACAAGGGGAAAACAGACTTACCCAAGAGCACATAGAGCAAGTGTTAGGTATTGGCTATGATATGTTCAAACATATTGTGGCCTTGAACACCTTTACAGAACCTTTTCTAGGAATGAAAGCCAATGACCAACGGTCTATTATTGAACAATTACTAGGGATTACATTACTGTCTGAAAAGGCAGAATTGCTTAAAGAGCAAAGTAAGTCTGTAAAGGATAGTATCAAGGAAGAAGAGTTCCGTATCAAAGCACAACAAGAAAGCAATACTAAAATTAAAACTAGCATTGAAGATTTAGAACGCAGAGCAGGTGTTTGGTTACGCAAGAGAGATGAAGATATTGAAAAGCTAACAGCCGCAATCAATGAACTCGATGCTATTGATATCGAACAAGAGCTTGCAAACCATGCGGCGTTAACTGTGTGGAAAGAACAAGAATCACAGTTAAAAAGACTAAACAAGGATCTTGCAACCGAGCAATCAGCAGTTAAACGTTTGACTACTCAATTGACTGATTTAACTACTGCACTTAATACCACTAAAGATCACAAGTGTCATGCTTGCGGTCAAGAGTTGCACGATCAAAGTCACGACAAGATGCTTGCAGAACTCGAAAGTGCAATAGGTGTTGTTCGTACTGAGTTAGAAGAAAACCGACTTGCTCTAGAGCAAACAGAAGTTAAGCTCCAAGAGCTAACTGGGTCCATGGGTACCCAACCCAAGGTTAAGTATATTAGTATCGATGATGCAATCAACCATAAGACTACGTTAAGTAATTTACATCAGCAGTTAGAAACAAGGTACACAGAAAGTGATCCTTACCACGAACAGATTGTAGTTTTACAAAATAGTGCATTAGTTGAGATTGATTGGACTAAAGTTAACCAATTAAGTAAGCTACTTGAACATCAAGAGTTTTTGCTCAAACTGTTAACAAACAAAGATAGCTTTATTCGTCGTAAGATCATTGAGCAGAATCTTAGTTACTTAAATCACAGACTAGAACACTATCTAACAGAGCTAAACTTACCACACGAAGTTAGATTTGAAAGTGATTTATCTGTAAGCATTACACAGTTAGGACAAGAGTTTGATTTTGATAATTTATCGAGAGGAGAACGCAATAGACTTATCCTAGGTTTAAGCTGGGCATTCCGTGATGTTTTTGAAAGTTTGAACAGCCCGCTGAATCTTTTGTTTATTGATGAAATGGTAGATAGCGGTATGGATCCAAACGGAGTAGATAGTGCCTTAGGTGTACTTAAGAAAATGGGTCGTGAACAAAAGAAAAATGTGTTTTTGATTTCGCACAGAGACGAATTGGTGGGCCGTGTAAATACTATCCTACAAGTAACTAAAGAAAATGGATTTACAACATTTGGTTTTGATGTTGATATGATTGAAGTATGAGTAAGATAATTCCTAAAGATCGGGCTATTGCAAAAGCAAAAGACAAGGACGGAAACGTTCTTGAATTATGGGACTGTCAATCTCTTGCTATGAGCCCTGTGTGTAGTTTTTATATGCGCCATATGGCTCAACTTATTGACAATGATCATGCACTTCAAGTTATGAGCGGATCTAATAATAGTAGTGCTGTTTACGCTACCCTTAAGGGATCAATTGTTGGGGCCATAATATACGAAATTCACCCAACACAAAGAATGTTGTATATTTTATTAAGTTGTGTAGAAGATACACACAGAGGAAAAGGTGTATATACTGCCTTACATCCTTGGTTAGAAAAAATTGCCAAAGAAGAAGGATGTGATAGAATTGGTAGTATTGTACATGTTAATAACATAGTACGACAAGAAAGTTGTGCTAAAGTTGGTATGGTCCCTGAGTTTATTAGAATGGTGAAACATCTTGACTGAAAAAATTATAGCAACCGTTACAGATAAAAAAGGAGCAGAAGTAATTATCAAACATTCTACTCAAATTGCTTACACTCCGGCAATAAGTCCTTTTATGAGACACCATGCAGAATTAATGGACAAGGGTTGGTCGTTACCTATATTTCTTGCAACCAATAGAACACAGGTGATTTATGCAGAAATAAATGGTCAAGTTGTAGGTGAGATTGCATTTGAAATTAAAGATGATGCACATATCAAGTTAATACAAATTTATGCTGGCGCTGTAGAACAACCGTTTAGAGGCCGGGGAATTTATAAATTTTTACACACACATTTAGAAGCATTAGGTAAAGCCGCAGGTTGTAAAAAAATGAGAAGCGATGTGCATTCTCAAAACAAAAAGATGATGGATACGTTAACTGCTTTAGGAAAAAGAATAACGTTTCATCGAACTGAAAAGGATATAACATGACATTAAAAGAACAATTTGAACAAAATGGATGGGTGGGGCCTATTCAAATTATGTCAAGAGAAGAAGCACTAGCTTATAAAGAAATTGCACTAGATACCGAAGATCAACTAAAACTAATGAACAGCGACTATCGTTGTAAAAGTAATGTGTTGTTTCCTTTTGTCGATCGCATTAGTCGCAGTCCTAAGCTGATAGAAGCCTTAACTGAACTTATTGGGCCGAATATTCATTGTTGGGACACGTTATTTTGGATTAAAAAGCCGGGTGATGGCAAGGATGTTAGTTTCCACCAAGATGCTACTTATTGGAACTTTGACAAGAAACATCTAGCAGTTACCGCATGGTTCGCATTCGATGATGTTGTACCTGAACACGGCAGTCTTGAATATGTACAAGGCAGTCATAGAGTTTTTCAACGTAGACACAAAGATGTTAAAACTGACACTAATCTTTTAATGCGCGGCCAAACTGTGGACGAAGATTTACCTAAGGAGCGTGTTAAAACTACAGTACCGGCTGGTAGCGTACTATTGCACAGTCCTTATATTATTCATGGATCTGGTCCTAATAGAGCATCTACTAGTCGTGTTGCTATGGGTATGATTTTTGCAAGTACAGAATGTAAACCTATTTTAAATAGAGCACCAGAATCTACAGTAATGGTTTCTGGTGTTGATACTTATAATTACATGATTCACGATCCTCAACCAACTGGCGATTGGGAGACTGATAAATCCAATTGGCGCAAAGCCTATGATCGTCAACATGACAATTATTACTTTATGGAGCAATCTCCTGCAAGCCCTTATAAGGAATTTGAAAAGGTAACTGCATGATTTTTAAAGATTGGCGTATTTGTGATCAAAGTTTAGTGCCGATGGAATTAAGTACTACCGGCATACATTATATTAATGCACGAGCATGGCACCTTAAAGGTTATTTAGGTGGCAAGCATTCGTATATTACTCTATGGTCTAAAAAACACAAAGATTATATAACAGTCGAATACACTGATAGAGAAACGTTAGATGTACAAAAAGCAACTATCCTTTATCATGGTACTGATTCATATTATGATCATGCGCCATTTATTAGTATAAGACATCCTAATGCCAGATGGTTTGGTGCTGATCCTAAACTTGTATATACTGCAAGCAATCCTGGATCTTGGCACAAAGAACTTTATTATGAAGATTTTGTATCTGCGTGTGACGAGTATCCTTTTAAGAATACAGAATTTAACTTGTTAACAAATAACTGCAATACATTTACATCTTACTTGATGCATAAATTAAAACTAGATATAGATTATCCTTTCTTTTCTATAGGCTCTAGATCTAGACAATGGTGGGGGTCTCATGGAGCCTAAATTCCAGTATAGTAAAGACAACCATTACAAATGGGGCTGGGGAGATGAATGGTTTGGTCGTCGAGTTCCAGACGAACCCTACAAAATTACTATAGGTACACTAAGTCGCCCGTCATTGGGCTTTCGCCACGAATGTGTACAGGCCTCCAAAGACATTGCAAATAATACAACAAAACCTATTGTAGTTGGACTAAGTGGTGGTAGCGATAGTCAAATGGTTTGCCTTAGCTTAATAGAAGCCAAAGTACCTTTTACTGCATTAATCGTTACTTATAAAGACGAATTTAATAACGTTATTAATAGTCACGATACAGACAATGCTTATAAGTTTTGCAAAAAGTTTAATGTACCTTACGAAGAACTTGTATTAGATTTGCCTAAACATTATACTGGTAAAGGTGTAGAGTACGCTAAAAAATACGGCATGAGTAATGCTGAAACTATTGTGCAGACCGCGGCTATGGATCATTGTAAAGACCGTTGCTATATCATGGCTGGCGGTGACATTATGATGGTAGTTGTAAATCCTGCAAGTTGCCCTAACCAATCATTACCTTTAATGTCTAATGGTCTTTCCACACCAACTTGGTATATGAAACCCTTGCCTATTGAACAGCACATGATTGAAAGCGGGTTTGAGGGTACTAGTAAATTTTATATGTGGAGCCCAGAACTAATCCACAGCTACTTAACTGATCCTGTTATGCAAAACTATTATAGAGCACAGGATATGATTTATGACACATTCTGCGTATGGCATCCAAATCCTGCCACTTGGTGGCGATGTTTCCATTATTTGTTTAAACCGCAAATGGCGTTGAGCCACTTTCCAGAAATGATTCCTACTCGCAAGTATACAGGCTTTGAACAACTGTATGGTAATGTTATGCGTGATAACTTTATTAACAAGTTACCTAAGAGTCGTATGAAGCATTACACAGATATATTAAAAACTGCGGCAGGTGTTAATGACGATAACAAACAAGCAGTAATACTACCTATCAAAGAAATGATCAATTTAATAGAGGGCAAAGATCCTATAGTGTTAAAGTCTACAAAACTAGTGGAAATAACATTAGCAACACAAACACCGGAGAGAACAGATGATTAAACCAAACAACAAAATTGTAATTGTAGGAGGAGGATCTGCTGGTTGGATGACAGCCGCTATTCTTATTAAAACATTTCCTGACAAAGATATTACAGTAATTGAAAGTCCTAACATTCCTATTATTGGAGTAGGCGAAAGTACTATTGGTGGCATTAGAGACTATACTAATTGGTTAGAAATAGACGAAAAAGACTTTATGGAATTTACTGATGCTAGCTACAAACTTAGTATCAAGTTTACGGATTTTTATGAAAAGAATGCCGGTAGCTTCCATTATCCATTTGGCCGGGTGTTATTAGACGGGACGCAGACAGGAATCTACGATTGGTATTACAAGAAACATGTTCACCCTGAAACACCTGTACAAGATTTTGCGCGATGCTATTTCCCTAGTGCCGCATTATTTGAAAACAACAAATATAATCCTAACAAAGATATGACATTTGACAACTTCAACCCAAATAGAGATGTCGCATATCATTTTGATGCTACAAAGTTTGGTGCATGGTTGCGTGATCGTTATTGTTTGCCGCGGGGTGTTAAACGTATTGAAGATGATGTTGTTTATGTACACGTAAGACAACATGGTATACAAAGTTTACAACTTGAAAGCAATCCGTTGAATAGAGTCGAGGGCGATTTGTTTATTGATTGCACTGGATTTAAGAGTTTGTTGCTAAACGCACTCAATGAACCATTTATCAGTTATAGTGATATGCTACCTAATAACAAGGCATGGGCAACTCGTTTACCTTATAAAAATAAAGAAACAGAATTAGAGCCGTTTACAAACTGTACTGCTATTGACAATGGCTGGGTTTGGAATATTCCATTATGGTCGCGTTTAGGTACAGGCTATGTTTATAGTGATAAGTTTATTAATGATGCTGATGCACTAGAGCAATTCAAACAATATCTAATGAGTGATAAAATGTTATATCCTCGAACTAGAGAAGAAGTAGATGCGCTAGAATACAAAAATATCGAAATGCGTGTAGGTATTCATGAACGCACCTTTGTTAAAAACGTAGTTGCGATTGGGTTAAGTGCAGGATTCATTGAACCTTTAGAATCCAACGGATTGTTTAGTGTTCACCAATTCTTATTCAAGTTAATAAAAGTTTTACAACGTCCTGCTATTACACAATGGGAAAAAGATGCTTATAACGCTTCTACTTTTGCAATCTTTAGGAACTTTGCAGAATTTGTGGCACAACATTATGCTCTCAGTGTAAGGGACGATACAGAGTACTGGAAGGCCAATGCTAATCGTACATATTGTCCAGGAATTGAAAACCTTAAACCAAATACTGGTCAAGGCTTTTATCCTTTGGCTGATACAAAGATGCATATTAATTCCATAGACCCCACACAAGGTATAACCTGGATTTCTACAGGATTAAATTACTTGCTATTAGATTCTGTAGACATTAAACTAGATAATCAGTTACCTGACGTTAATGGAATAGTTGAAAGTTTTGAGATTAAAAAAGCAAGATGGCAAGAGGCCGCAAATAATTCACCGACCCTATACCAATACTTAAAAGACAACATTTACACAGATGAGTGAACGTACCTATGTATGGGCCAATTGGTCTGCATTAAGATTTAACAGTCCTAGTTGGCGTAAGAATTACAGACTTATATCGAATCATTACGAATTCGGTGCAGATCGTTTTGGCGTATTAAAAAACGTAAGAGATCTTAAAGCAGAAGTAATTATGAAACCCGTAACATATAATCTATCAAATTTGACCAATGATTGGTATGATAGATATGTGGCAATTACTGATTCTGTTGCTGACAAAATATATCGTATAGCAGGTGATAGAGTTATTAGTCTTTGTTATAGCGGAGGTATTGACAGCGTACAGGTTCTATGTGCTCTAGCACAACATCCTAGATTTAAAGAAAAACTAGAAGCTGGGCAGTTTGTACTTAACATGACCAGCAGTAGCATCTTAGAATACTCTAAACTATTCTACGAATTTATACTTCCTAACATTCCCATTATGGCTATGGATCATCAGCGAGATATGAATGATCCTAATCTAATGCTGATTACTGGTGACATCGGAGACTATATTATAGGTACTCAAGATCTACATCAATGGTGGCCTGACGGGGGTAAGTCAATTGACTTACCTAAAGAAGAACTAGAAAAAGTTTGGAGAGCAATCGATCCAGAAGGCAAATGTGTGGAACCTGTGATCGAAGGATTAAGAGAACATGCGCCTTTTGAAATTAATTCTGTTAGTCAACTGGCTTGGTGGTTTAGTCAGGCCTTTGCCGGGCAAGATGAATTAGTAAGACCCTATGTTTGGTCAGACTACGATGTAACGGGTATTGATAATGATGATCATAAGGTCTTTAGATTTTATTACGATCATGAGTTTGCTACATATTCATTTGAGTATATGAGCACTAATCCTACTTTTAAAAGTACCAGCGACTTTAGAGATTTTCCGAAAAGATATATCTTTGATTTTACCAAAGACGAAGCCTACGTTAAGAACAAGGAAAAGCTCTACAGCCAAAAGCATACTGTACGCACTATGCAAAAGACAATTATATACAAACAAGACGGACAGTTTAAATCTACTGATGATATTACTGATCTTATAATCATATGAAAGCACCTAGTCATTTTTATCATAGATGTAAAATGCTTTGTCTCCAAGATACTAACTTGGTTATTTGGTACACTACTGACGTTAGCAGTGATATCACTGTACCGCCTGTAGCGCATTTAGGATTAAATTTAAAAATTTACAGAGGTTATGTAAATTTTAATATGTACAATGAAATTAACAATTTTAGAGTTTATAACCTTGGCCCTGAAAAAGTAGAGTTAAGAGACGATTTTCATTATGTTACAGAAGAGAAAAGACAACAAGTTTATACTATTAAAGCCAAGTGCTATGCACTTGCATACTTTATTAACAGCTTAGAATTTATCTATACAATGGCAAGAAGTTTTGATGACAAGGAAACTTTCAATCGTTACTTAACTATTCAAAAAAATAATGACTGGGATAACAAATGGGTACACGGGTTCGCTAAGGCACACAAAATTACACATGAACAGGCAATCAAATTAATCAAATTCAAATTAGAAGAAGAAGATACAACACTATACAAACTTGAAATGGCCCGTTTACAAACGGTTAGGGAAATAAACGAGTGTAATACGGTAGAAGAAGTAAATCGTGTTTATGAACGTGCCGCAGTAACATTCATTTACTATACACGGCCCAATCTCAAAGATCTGATAGGACAGATCTAAACAGATAACTAGTAGGGTATGACATGGTTATTTCAAGGTATTCCTGTAGAAACACTTCCGGAAGATTGTATAGGATTCGTGTATCTTATTACTAATAACACTAACGGACGCAAATATATAGGCAAAAAACTAGCAAAATTCTCAAAAACCACATACAAAACAGTAAAACTTAAAAACGGCAACAAAAAGAAAAAGAAGATTCGCTCCAAGATTGATTCAGATTGGCGCGACTACTATGGCTCAAACGATCAACTCAACAAAGACGTACAAAACCTAGGCAAAGAAAATTTTACACGAGAAATTTTATACTATTGCAAATCAAAGGCAGAATGCTCATACATAGAGGCTAGAGAACAATTTACACATAAGGTTTTAGAATCTGCAGACTGGTACAACGGTCACATCCAGGTTCGAGTACATGGCTCCCATATTAAAGACAAATTAAACGGCTAATACAGGCTAACACTACGGATAAGCTAGCGCAGGCTGATTACTATGCGCCCTAGACCTGGCCAGGCGTGAGCACAGGGACGGAACTTCTGCGCCGTAGCAGAGACTAAAACCACTATCCTTAACAGGACGAAGTTCAATTGCTTGAAAAGAACTGGGTTTAGTATACGTAAAGCTAAAACGAGTGAGCTCTGGTGAACAATTACAACTCACAGGTTACACAAACTGCTCTAATAGTGTTGTGTGATTGCGTCAAAGTCTAGCATAAAAGGGTACAGCGTGACCGCCCTTTCTTGGTCAATACAAGTTGCTTAATTAGAGTGTGACATATGGATGAAGGATAATGTCAAACATCTTAGCCTTGTGCTTAAGGCTAAGTGTGACTGAACTCAGGATAATACTTAATCATTCTAAAAATATATGATCTTCGTTCGATAGATAAAAAATTAATCGAATGTTACGAAGTAACATGAAGATTAGGCTGTGTTTACACAGCCGACATAATAGATTAGCGTTTCGCTGATTTATATGCCTTTTCTTCTGCTTCTGCTCTGGCTTTAAGGGCATCTGCTAAAGCATTTCTTTCATCATTACTCATTTCAACAATGCTATCGTACGACATGTTTGATACTATGGCCAACGTCATGAGGTCTGTTTTCATGGCTTTCCCGTCCTCTTCTAGCCCTGATACAAATTTGGCTAGCTCAGCTGGCTGTTCTTTTAGCTCGGTAAGCCTTGCGCGAAAAAATCGCTAGGGTTAAAATTAATAGTAGTAGTAAAGTCTTCTCCGCAATTCTCGCACTTTAGATGCATTTCTTTTGCAATGCCGATATCCATTAGACTTTTAATACCTTTATCGATAATGTCAAACTCTGATTTTTCTAGATTATTAACCCAATCTTTGATAAAGCGTTGATCTGTTACTTCAGTACCGTCTGGGGTTGTTACTTTAATTACAGAATTACATACAATGTCTAACGTTACAGTGATTAACTTGCTGACTCCTGCACTTGCTTCTTTAAGTTTCTTAGTAGCATCAGCAGTTTTGTCGTTGTCGACTTGATTCATGTGACTCATTTGTTCCCATGTAGCCATTGACACTTTATTTCTGTCACTCATGGTATAAGGACGAATTTCTGCAAGCAATCCATTTGGCATACGAATTACCATTGGATCACCGCTGTAATAAGTTGCAGAATCTAATAGGTTGCCTAGATTAACAGATGCAGTACTGGTATGTTCTTTATCTGGACTACACTGGTGAGTAACTTCCATATCCATATTATCACCATAAGTTGACATGCGGATTGCAACTAGGATAAGTTCTAAGTCAATAGTAGGAATTTCGCCTGGATCAGCAATGCCGGGAACACAGTTGCGTAAAACTGTTTTTACAGCTTCGCCGTTTAATAAAGCATCGGGACTCTTAAGTAAAAGCTCGTCTTTAGCAGTCATAGGATAAACTGCAAGTTCTCCGTTATCAGCCAAATCGATACCTTTAGTATAAAATTGCCCTCCGCTAGGCAATTTTACATATCTAGCTGTTCTGCGTGTGTACTGAGCCAGTGGGTTGAACTGGTTATTTTGGTTCATTTTTACTCCAATAAATATATATGTGTTGAACTACACGTTTATTTATATGCGTAGATAATGGCTCAAAAAATAGAAATTCCCGGCGTAGGTAGTTACCCTTTATGGG